GTCGGTCGGCTTGACGGTGGGGTGGTGGTTGCCGTCCCCCCTATCTTTCTTGGCGGCCTTGGCGCAATAGAAGAAGCGCGCGGCGCTACCCTCGTCAAGTCGGCGAGCGCCGGGTCGCATCTTGAAACCCACGGCACCGACGTTTTCACTGTTGGCGCTGGCCTCACCTTCGCAGCGCATGGCGCCGTAGACGTTGCTCGTCTTCGCGCTGGGTGCGGTGCTGCTGATCGGCCCTTGCTGGCCGGGTGCCTGCGGAAACCCCGCCAGCACCTCGTCGCTGCCGTCGTGGATCAGGTTCGCAGGCCAGCGGCCGGCGTCATGAGGCTCGAACACGCGCCGGTCGCGTTGGTCAGCACCGTAAACCTCGCCGGCCCGCGATGACTGCCCCTGGGTGGTTCGCGGCACTTCGCCGGCCACCCTGCACCCGTCGATATTCAGAGCCCCGGTGCCGTGCTCGCGCCAGTTCGCCTCGACCGTGCCCTCCAGAGGTTTGCGCGCCACCGTGACGGGCTCCAGCGCCGGCTTCAGCGCCGTGCCGCCCCACTCGCCGTTGTGGCTCTTCGGGAACCCCGAGCCGTACACCCAGGCGATCATGTCGCGGATCTCGAACCCGGCATCCTCGATTCGGACGGCCATGCGGTGCTGGGTGCGCGTACCGGCAAACGCCAGCAGGTAGCCGCCGGGCTTCAGGACGCGCAGGCACTCGGCCCAAACGTCGGTGCCCGGCACGTCATAGTCCCACTGCTTGCCCATGAAGCTCAGGCCGTAGGGCGGGTCGGTGACGACGCTATCAACGCTGTTTTCGGCCATGGTCTTTAGGACGGCCAGACAATCACCGATTTCCAAAGTGAAGCCTTCAATCACACACCACCACCCTTCAACAACTCAGCAACCTGCTGCAGCGCCGCATCCGACACCTGGGCGAACCGATCGCGGCGGTGGCCGTCGGTCAGTCGGTTCACCTCGATCAGCAGACGGCTGCGAGCGGCAAGCTGCTGGACGTGCTCGGTGAGCTGGACGATGCCCTCCTGGATGCGACGCAGGAAAGCATGGAACTTCGGAACGAGCGTGGGGTGCATGCGCAGCGCGGGCCGTACATCGCCGCTGAGGTGCGCCTGAATGCGCCGACCGATCCAACGCACACACGGCACAGCCCACGAGTTACCAAGCGCCTTGTAGCGCGGGCCGTCGGGGCATTCGCTGGCCGGCCTGCTGCGCCACGGAATGGCCGTGTACCCCCTGGGGAAGCCCTGCAGGGCCTCGCACTCTTCGGGGGTCAGGCGGCGCACCTGCATGCCTTGGGAGATGGTGGGCACGCCGCGCCCCGTGCCGTCTTCGCTGCAGCCCTTGCCGTTGTTGGCGGTGTTCAGCGCGTGGGCGACATCGCCGCTGACGGCAACGCATTGAGGCTGCCCCCCACCCGACGGCGAGTCGGCCCGAAGTGCATACGCCAACTCCGGCGAGGCTTCGGGGCGGGCGGTTGTTTGGAAGGCAACGGTCAGATGCCCGCCGCCGCCGTTCGAATGCGATGTGGTGTGGCCCATGGCGCGCAGCGTGCCGGCGATGTCGCCCGCGCTGAAGCCGGTCATGCCCGAAGCCTTGCAGTCGAACGCTACGGCCGGGGGGTGGTACGGGTCGCAACCGCCGTCAGTGCTGCGCAGAGTGCCGGCGGCAGTTCCTTCCCGCGCTTCTCGGCGCGGCGCAGAATCCCGGCGCACGCCGTCGAACTCAAAAAGAACCGCGGCGGGATCGAATTTTGGTCGAGCACTTGCGATAACGAACACACGTTTGCGTCGTTGGGCCAGTCCGAAATATTGGGCGTCGAGAACCCGCCACGCGATTGCCCTTTTGGGTCCAAGCACAGCACCAGCGTTTGCCCACTTGCCCCCTGGTGGGACGAGCACATCACTTTCGCCGGCAAGCGCTCCAAGGAAGCAACCGAATGCGTTGTCTTTGGTGTTGAGGACTCCGGGCACGTTCTCCCAGAAGACGACGCAAGGCTCATCGCCTCGCTGGATTCGAGAATGGTCGATTGCATCGGCTAGTTCACAGAAGACAAGAGAGAGATTGCCGCGCTCGTCAGAGAGGGACTGGCGCAGACCGGCGACGGAGAAGGCTTGACAGGGCGTGCCGCCGCAGAGCATGTCGGGTGCTTCGACATCGCCGGAAGCGATGCGCTGCGCGATCTTGGTCATGTCACCGAGGTTCGGCACCCCCGGGTAGTGGTGGGCGAGAACGGCGCTTGGGAACGGCTCGATCTCGGAGAACCAAGCGGCTTGCCAACCGAGCGGTTCAAAGGCAACGGATGCGGCCTCAATGCCGCTACAGACAGAACCGAACCTCATACCCCACCACCCTTCAGCAACTCGGCAACCTGCCGCACCACGCTGTCAGAGACACGCTCCCAGCGATCTCGGCGGTGACCGTCGATCGCGCGGTTCAGCTCCAGCAGCAGGCGGCAGCGGTCGATCTGGGCCTGGACGTGCTCGGTGATCTGCAGGATGCGGGTACGCGCCCAGATCGAGTCGCCCTCGCCCACCCGCAGACCGTCCTTGCGCCGGAAGTGCTGCAGCGACGCCCAGCCGGGAATCTCGACCACGACCAGCGTGCTGGTGAGCCGCACCACGCGGCCGGCGACGATGTTCACCTTGCCGATGTGCACACCCACCGTGTCGCCAACGGCGAGGCCGTCCATCCAGGTGCTCGCAGACTCGGGGCTCATCGCACCACCTCACGCAGCAGGTCGCCGAAGGCGACAGAACCCGCGATGGCGAGGCCGACAAGCACGGCGATCCAGGCGGCCAGAGCGAGGCTCTTGAGCAGACTGACAGGGGTGTTTTTCAGGGAGGATTTCATGGCTGGCGTGCCTTGTGTTGGGGCCATGGGGGAGGGCCTGCCGATGACGCCAGCCACCCCGGCCGCAAAACCGGGTGGCAGACCCTCCCCAATGACCTTTGCGGGTGTAGAGAGAGAGGGGGTGGAACTTGGGCTGGCGGAGCGACAGTGTAATGTCGCAATCGCCAAACAACAAAGGGATTACCCGAGGAGGCTGAGCCGCGCCTTGATCTCAAAGTCCATGGCCGCCGACTTCACCACCTGGGGGTCCGTCTGGTCGAGCACCTTCACGGCCACATCACGGAAGGCTTCCAGCACCAGGAGGTGGTAGATCAACTTCTTGTTGCGCGACAGCTTCACATGCCGGCTGATCGCCACCAGGGCGGCCTGCAAGTCGTCGTAGGCTTTGGTTTCGGAGTAGCACGGCGGCGGTGTATGCGGAGGGGTCATCGGGCATCCAGGGGCAGTCTTTGGGGAGGTGGCCGGAGCCACCGCAGAGGGTGCAGTGGCGGTCGGTCATTCTCTCCACCGAAAAACATCGTCGCACGTCGGCCCGTTGCTGATCCACTCCAGCCGCCCGCGATCGACAACCACCACAGGGTCGTACTTGCCGTAGGTGTCAAACCGAGGTCGCGACCGCACGGGGATACCCGCGTCGCGCAGCCGGCGCAGAACCTCCAGCGGGTCGGTCACGTCGTCGGGGATTCTGACTTCGATCATCAGTCCTCCCCGAACTTCAACTTGGCGCGCAGTGCTTTGACTCGCGGCCAGAGGATCAGCTTGTCGAGCAAACTCAACTCGGCCCCCAGGTCTTCGTCAGCGATGTCGAAGTTCCAGAACCCGCGGCCAACTTTCAGCCCGTACTTGAAGCCCTCGCGCCTCATGAAGTAGTCGTCCATCTGGACAAGATACGGCTGCGCCATGAAGCGCTCGACGTAGCGCCCGGCCTGCGAGAGCAACAGATGTTGGATGTTTGCGATCAAGTTCTATCCTTTAGTTTGTCCAAGAATCCTAGTCACCAGCGACAACCCTTACAACTGCCGCTTTTGTCGGCCTATGACCCAAGGAGGATCAACGGCTTAGGGCGCTCCGGCGGTTTTATGCAGCACGGGCTGTCGCCCTAAATCAGCGTTATACGGCTCTTCCTTGCCGTCAGGATGCACCACGGTCAGCCCCGGCATCCACGAATGGTTGCGGCACCACTGCCGCGCCTGCTGTCTCTTCTCAAACTCGCCATCATGGAATTGCCGCTTCGGCTTCGGGTGTTCACCCTTCCAGTACACGCGGTATTTCATCGGTTCCTCCGTATAACTGTGCCTTCAACTCGGACGCCTTCGGCGCCGGTTAAGGCGGCGTTAGATGACTCAAGCCACTCTATTCGCGGCTGTTCTTTCCGAAGTGCGTAATACTCCACTTGCACCTTGGCGCTGCCGATCATCTTCCCGGCGAGATTCGCCAATTCTGCGGCTTCGCTTGGCTTGATCTCGCCTGACTTCAGTTGAGCAAATGTCTGCGCCAGCTCATCCCTCAATTCTTCAGCGTTTTTCACGGCACTCCCTTTCAATCATCAGTTGCAGTCGTTTGCACTCAATCAAAACATCAGGCACTTGCTTTACCGCCGAGCGTTCCGGGTGGCATAACAACCGCCGCACGTAGTAGTCGCTCAACCGTTCGCGCCCTCGCTTCATCTTCTTGCGCTGCGCTTCTGCGGCTTTCTCCGGGTTTGCAACGGCCCAAGCAATCAGCGCCGCACGCCCTTGCTTTGCGTATTTCAACTTCCTTGCCGCAGTCATCTTGTCTTTCACACCGTTTGCGTTCGCTGCATACCGCGCCCGGAATTGCGCGTTCCGTTCTTCGCGTTTCGCAGCGTGCTGCGCCCTGCGCTTCGCAAGGTGGCAGTCGTTGCAGTAGCGCATCACTGTTTTCTTGTCGCTGTGCAGCCTGTAGTCGCTATCAGGCTTTTCCTTGCCGCAGACAGTGCATGCTTTCATCGTCGTCACCTAACTCTTCAATCAACCGGACTGCCTATCGGCAGCCGGTTATTTCGGGCGTTAGCCGGCTCGCGCCATTTGCAGCGCCGTGTTCAGGTCGCGCAAAAGCTCATCAACATCGGCGAGCCCTGCGACCAGATTCGACGCCTCGAAGCGCACAGCAGACGGCCCGCTATCGCGCACCGAAGCTGCGAATTCGCCCGCTTCCTTTACCAGCGCCGCCAGTCGCTCCAGCGAGCGCCGCGTCACCGGGTACGCCTCGTCAATCGCACGCTGCTCTGCCCAGGCATCCTGCAGTGCGTCGTGGTCTTCTGGTCTGTATCCCGCGCCCATAGTCTTTTCCTTTCTCGCCGGTTCAGCCGGCTAACCCATCGTTGGACCGGACTTCGGCCGGCGTCGTTTCGTTCGTCATCACAGCTCCTTTCCGGCCTCGCCGGTCAACTTCGCGTTAGGCCCCAAGAGCCCGCGCCGCGTCAATGGCATCAGCTACATGCACCATCTGGCCGCCTCGGCTCTCGACGTAGCAGTACCGGCTATCGCCCTTGGTGCGCAGCGTTTCCAGCAGCGCCACCATCCCGGTCAGTGCGGTCATGGCATCGTCGTAGCGGTCGCCACGCACGTAATGCACATCGCTGTCGTATTGCTTGTCCTCGCACCACGTCACTTCGCCCTGCCGGCAGCATTCAGCGTGGGTGTCGTCGTGCTCAAGATCGCCGTAGCACAGCCAGATCGAATCTGGTGCTCCAGTGACGCGCGGGGCCTCAAGCGCGGCGCGCTCTTGGCTATTTGCCATTGCTGGCCTCCTTCTGGTGCTTTGCGAGCAGGGCGCGCAGCGGCGCCATGGTGTTTTCAATCACTCGTTTGCAAGCCGCGTAGTCGTCCCCGTCAACAATTCGCGAGTCCCACTCGTTGACGGTTTCGGCGACAAGCTCCACCAGCTCCGCAACATCAGCGCGCAGCTTCTCTGCCGCACACCCGGCTTTGCTGCACCCCGGGTGGCACGAGTGGACGGCGGCGCGCATGTCCTCGACCTGGGCGCGCAGGCGGTCGCGCTCTGCCAGCAGTTCGCCAATCGCCTCAACGTCACTCATGTCGGACTCCCGTAGGTTGCGTTGATCGCCTTCTCGCAGATGTCGGGCGGCGGCTCGTCACAAGGCAACTCGACCAGCGCGCCGCAGAACGGGCATCGCTCCAACTCAGATGTTTCTTCACTCACTTCAAACCTCTCTTCCTATAAGCCCAAACCTCGTTGACGATCTGCGACACGGTGACGTGCGACAGCCCAAACTCTCCGGCCAACACCTTCTGCATTTCACCCGCAGCAACCCGCTGTCGGATTTCAGCGTTCCGACGAACGATCCACCGCCTGTTGACAACGGCCTGGGCCTTGCGCTGAACGCGAGGCTTCAACGACTTCCAGATGTCTCCGTAGACCTCGATGCTGCCGAACTTGTACCCACAGCCGGTGCACACCCGACGCCGGTAGACGACAGTCATGCTCTCCAGGTTCTTGGAGTTCAGCACCTTGCTCTCCGCGCCGCACTCGGGGCAGTTCACGAGACCTTCGGCGCGAGCCGATCGCGGATGTTCACCACGATGCGGTAGCCCAGGCCGGTCTCCTTGGCGATCGCCTCGGCCGCCTTGCCCTGGGCGATCAGCGCACCGACGCGAGCGATCTGCTTGCGGCGCCACGGGTCGGTCGCACCGCAGCCCGCGCAGCACCACTTCAGGACCGGGTGCTTCCACCAGTCGGTGCCGTTGAACGTGAAACCGGTGTTGCAGATGCCGCAGTTGCGCATCGCTCCAGGCCCGGTCAGCGGGCCGAACATCGAGCGGTCGCTCACGGCGCCACCTCGATCTCGTACTCGACCCAATCGGTGAGCCAGGAGTGGAAGCTGGGGTCGCGTTCGATCACGCCATGCACTTGGTGGCTGTCTGCGGTGATGGTGCGTGGACCGATAGAGTCAACGAACAGCCCGACCCGATACCGGCGCTTTTCGATCTGCGGTTTGATGCGGTACTCGGTCTCGGGATCCCAGGCAGGGCGCGAGCAGCGAAGCCACTTGCTCTCGTCACAGTCCAGGAACTCAATCTCGGCACCATCGGCCCACGCATGGATCAGCTCGGCGTGCTTGTGAGGTGTGTTCATTTCTTCTTCTTTCCTTCGATCTGCTGCGCCAACCACTCGTTCACGCTGCAGGCGACGTAGCCGCCCTTGACGTTCGCGCAAGGGTAGTGCGGGAGTTCTTTCGGCAGGTTCTGGCACGCACCGAGCAGGAGGGCCAGGGCGAGGATTGCGGTTCGCTTCATTTGCACAGCTTTCCGTCCAACATCAGGTCGCCCATGATCTTGTCCATGGTCGCTTGACGAACCCCGGTGTCGCGCATGACCACCGACTCGGGTTCACCAGCGATCAGGCGTCGCTCGATCTCGGCGCGTCGCTCGGGGCTCACAGCGCGCTTGTCTTGCTTGCCTGCTGCGCCCAGCCGGAGCTGGGTCTTCTCGGCCTGGGCCTTGTAGTAGTCGGCGTCGCCCGTCTTGTTGCGGAGCTTTGGGGTGCAGAACCCGTAGCTCGACGGGGAGCCTGTCTTCACATTGCTCACACGGCGCTCCCGGAGGTTTCTGCAATGAAATGCGCGGCGCTGTCGTGGAACCTGAACCACGCAATGTGTCGTTCACCGTGAACAACCTCGAACGCTTTTGCCCAGCCTTCAGGTTCGTTCGCTTTGATCGTGAGGGTTGCGTCCATCTCGTTCTCCAGTTGCGTTGCGATGTACGAACTCTAATCGACGTTTCGCAAACGCGAATAGGTGCAAACCCCTAAGCGACGGCGACGAGATCCTGCACGCGCAACTTCGGCACCCGGCCGCGCGTGCGGACGTGCATCTCGATCGAGGCGTTGACGATCTGCAGGGCCAGGGTGAGGCCGGGTGCGCGCTCACCGCAGGCGAGCTGGTAGAGGTAGTTGCGCTTGGTCTTCGCGAGCTTCGCGAAGTCGTGCTGCTCCGGGACGGTGCAACTGCGCAGGGCGTCGAGCAGAGGGGTGGTTTCTTGTCGCATGCAGCCGAGTTTCGCAGTTGCGATACAACTTGACAACACCCAAACTCTAAGGTATCTATGCGTAACGACTACACCACTCAAACACCGATGGCTTGAAGAGCCCCGCCTTGTGCCGGCGAATCAAGCCGACTGCTTCAAGCTCCCGGGTGATCTTCCGGATCGAGCACTCGGCCCCGCCGACTGCATCGTGTAGTTCGGCGAACGAGTGCGGCCGGAGCAGCAGGACCTTGACGACGGCGGTGGTCTTCTGGATGGGGCTGGTTTTCACGGACACTGCGCAACCCCAAGATCCCGCGGCGTGCGCGAGACCTGAGTCAAGTCGTGGAATCGCTGCAGGAACACTATCGCAGCCTCGCTCGACGACAGCGGTGTGATGCAGTAAGCAGTCGGCTCGACGCCCGGGATCTCGATCGGTAGCTGCATCAGGTCGCGCGACTCGGTGACCAGGGCGCGTAGGTCGGCGTGCTTGATGATCGGATCGAACGTCGGGTCGACGCCGAAGTGCGCGAGCAGGGCTCGCTCCACACGGTGCTCGATAGCCTTGTAGTCGGGCAGCATGGCCTTCAGCGGGGCCGACACATCGCCCAGGTAGGCTTCGGCTGCGTCGTGCAGCAGCGCCTTCAGCGCAAGAGGCTTCGGGACGATCATGCTCACCAGAACGCAGTGCTGAGCCACGCTGTAGAACGCGGTCGTGTGGCCGGTGAACCGGCAGATGTTCGACAGCGCGTGCGCAATGTCGTAGATGCTGAAGTCGTGGGCTTCCGGCGCGCGGAAGTTGAAGTAGCCACCGCTGAAGGTTTGGATCTCGTTCTTCATTCGATTGGCTCCCAGCCGAAGTCGGCGGCGATCTTCGTCTTGGTCTTGTCGGGCAAGACATCGAACAGCGCTTGGCAGAAGCGGCGCAACGTCTCTATCTGTGCCCGCTGGATCTCGATGGGCCCGTTGCCGTTGAAGGATTCTTCGGCAACGATCTGGCCGACGAAGCGGCCGGAGTCCAGTGGCGGGCTCGTGCGGTCCCAGTTTTTGCGGAGTTTCATTTCAGTCCTTTCGCGGCCTTCCAGCCCCACCATGCGGCGTTGAACATCAGCACGCCGTAATTGCCATCGGGTTGCTTCCAGAACAGCGCCTCGCGGGTGCCGTCGCCTTCAGCGTTCGGGTCGAGCTTCTGCTCTTGTTTGCGTTCGAGGTAGTGCTGATAGCAGGCATCCTCGAACAGAGCGCGCTCGTCAGGTTCGTGCATTTCGATCACGGCTCAAGTCCTTTCTTCCGCACACGGTAGGCGGCTTGACGCTGCGCGTTGGTCAGCTTCGGCTTAGGGCGCTCAGCGTCTTCGCCAACCCCGAACCTGAACATCGGCATGCAGTAGCGCCCGCGGTCGTCAGGCTCGTAGCTCTCGACGTAGACGCTGCCGGCCTGCCGCATCTGGCGAATCCAGTGCTCGACGGACTCACGGCTCAGTCCGCTGACCGCCATGAGATCGGCGTAGCCAGCGGCGGCCTTGGTGATGTGCTGCTGCATGCGCAGCGAGATCACCAAGGAGTTGCGGCGACGTTCACTCATGGTTCTCGCTCAGGTAGGCGCGGAGCCGGGCGATGCGCTCGCGTTGGAACTGCGCGCTGTTGCGGTAGTGCTCCTCGTTTGTGAGGCACGTCAGCAGCGAGACGCGCGCCTCGGCCAGCTCGCGCGCCGCGAGTTCAGTGGCCTCGGGCGTTCGCATGCCGAAGACTTCGAGCAGTCGTTTGAGCATGTTCACTTCTCCAGGGCCCAGAGGGTGTTGAAGATCGCGGCGGCAACCCACCCGAGCGCTTCAGTCCAATCACCGACGACGGCCGAGAAGAGGATGTTGATGCCGTAAGCCAGCATGCTCGCGCCAAACAGCGGCGTCAGACGGCGGCGGGTGCGGACGTATTCAGGCTTTTGCATTTGCGCCTCCCTTGGGCCAGCCGGCCTTCACGAAGTCGGCGACGACGTTGGTCACCACAGGCAGGCTGCGCACCACCTTGGCTTCGTCGGCGGGCAGGTACTTCTCGAACTCGGGCAGCGCATCGGCGAGCTGCTTGCGCGTCGTGCAGGAGTAGGCGACGGCGCGCAGCTTGCGGCGAAGTTCGTCCCGGGTCATGAGCGCCGCGCGGACTTGGCTGTCGAGTTCAGCGATCTGGTTCTGTGCCTCCAAGGACAACTTCTCGTCAACACACGCTGGCAGATACACCGAATGACCTAGGTTCCCTCGGAATGCGTGCCACTTGGTTGCAACCCACGGTCGGAGAGTGTTGCTCTTCCAGAGCTTTTTGACCTCGGCCGGCGCGCGGCTCAGCGCGTCTTCGATGGCAATTGCGCACGCCTTGTCGCGCAAGGTCTCGATGTCGGCACTCGGTGTGTCCTGCAGCACTTGCGAGATGTAGGCGTCTCGCATCATGTTCGTCAGTTTCAAGGTTCCTTCTCCTGGTTGCTCGCTGACACCTCATCAGCGAATGGGTCGGACTGTATTCAAGGTTTGGCAAACGCACAACCCCGTTGTGCTGGGTGCAAACCCTAACATCAGGTTGTATTGCATTTGCGAACCAACCTGCGCTACAGTCGGCTCCGCTTTGTGAAGCAACCCACTTTTCAACCGGAGAACCCGATGAGCCTCGAACAGACCCTTGAACAAACGAACGAACTGCTGAAGCAGGTCATCACCATCCTGCAGACCGGCGTGAGTGCTGGTGCCGAACTCGGCACTGCCGACACCACCAAGAAGAGCCCTGGCCGCCCGAAGAAGACCGACACGCCGGCCGCCGGCACCGTGTACTGGCTGATCGAGAAGCACAACACCGTTTTCGCCCAGGAGCCCGGCATGGCCGCCCCGACCTTCGAGGGCGCCGTGCAGGTGACGAAGGAGGAGTACGAAGCAAAAAAGTCGCAGTACGCAGCCCTGGGCGCCCAAGCGCAAGCGACCACCACCGCTGCGAAGCCCGCGGCAACCTCTGCCCCTTCCCAGCCTACTGCCGAGGTGGCGGCGGCCGATGCTCCCGCGAAGAGCATCGCATCGCCGGCACCCCAGCCCGCCACGGCGCCAACTGCCGATGCCAGCTCTGCCAGTGAGCCGGCGTTCGCCGATGTGATGACCGCCGCCAAGGCCCTGAACGACCACGGTGGCGCGGGCAAGGGTCGCGCGCTGCTTATGGAAGTGCTGCAGGCTCTGCTGCCGGGCGTCGAGAAGCCGACCGTGGCGGCCTTGCAGGCCCTCGGCAAGAACGCAGCGGTCATCGAAGCCATGAAGGCGAAGATGGCCCCGGCCGAAGAGTTCGACCCGCTGGCCTGAGATCGTGGGGCTCTACCACGCTCAGAAGTCACCCAGCGGCGCGTTCCGCTGGACGGTCTGCACGGCCTCGATCAAGGCGGCGCGCGGCTTCGCGAACACCAGCAACGAGCACTCGCGCATGGGGACGTGCGGGCACCAGCTCTCGGCCGAGTGCTTGCAGGACGACCTCGACCCGCAGACCTACCTGGGGCGCGTCATGGGGTTCCCGGCCGGCGCCAACGAGGACTGGGCCGACCGGTTCCCGGTGGGTGCGCAGTTCGAGTTCACGCACACCGTTGACCAGGACCTGATCGAAGCCTGCAAGAGCTACATCGACTTCGTGCGCGATCTGCGCGACAAGCTCGGCGCCGAGATGCACGTCGAGATCAGCGTGCCGATCGGCCACATCACGGGCGAGGAAGGTGCCACCGGATCGTCTGACGTGATCCTGGTGGTGCCGGCCCAGAAGCTCGTGATCGTGGTCGACCTGAAGCTCGGCCGAGGGCCGGTCTACGCATACGACATCGTGGCGCCTGAGTCGGTGGACCCGATCACCGAAGAGGTGATTCCGCCCGTGCGCCGCATGAACTTGCAGGCCGCGATGTACGGTCTGGGCGCGATCGAGTACCTGGGCCCGTTCGTCGAGGTCGAGCGCATCAAGGCGATCATCTGCCAGCCCTTCCTGGGCCGCACCAGCGAGTACGAGTGCGCCATCGAAGAGCTGACGGACCTGGGCAAGTGGATCGGCCTGCAGGCGCGCGAGTGCGACGAGAACCCCACGTTCCGGCCGTCGAACAAGGCGTGCCACTTCTGTCGCGCTAAGTTCGACTGCAGGGCGCGCAACGCCGAGGTGCTGAGCACGGCGCTGGAGGGCTTCGACGACGCCGATAGCTTCGCTGCGGCCAAGCCCTTGCCGCTGTTCCTGCCGCACCTGGGCCAGCTCTACGGCAAGGTCGACATGATCCGCGCGTGGTGCAACGACATCGAGACCTCAGTGCTCGACAAGCTCACGGCAGGCGAGCCGGTGGTCGGGCCTGACGGCCAGCCCATGAAGCTCGTCGAGGGCCGCCGGCCTGCGAAAGCCTGGATCGACGAGCAGCAAGTCGCCGCGCTGGTCGAGAAGTGGCGCTTGGACAAGGTGATGTACGAACGCAAGCTGCTCACGCCCTCGAAGGCCGAGAAGCTGGCGGCCGGCACCAAGACCAAGAAGAAGGTGGACATGGAAAACATGCCTATCGGCCCGCGCCGTTGGCATCAACTCTCTGCGCTGGTCACGCAGGGCGACGGCAAGCCTGTCGTTGCGCTTTCGACCGACCCCCGCCCGGCATTGGTGCAAACCACTACCGATATGCCAGAGGAATCTGGCGACGATTACGACCTGTTCTAACTGCGAAAGTTTCCAACCATGCAAGTCATCCTGAAGAACGTCCGTCTCTCCTACCCCGATCTGTTCAAGCGCGGCAACCCGCCGCCCGACAAGCCCAACGAGCCCGGCAAGTACGGTGGTCAATTCATCTTCGCCAGCGACAGCGACGCCGCGAAGGTCGCCAAGCAAGCGCTCATGGACGCCGCCAAGGGCGAGTTCGGCGAGAACTGGCAACCCATCATCAAGGCGATGGAGAAGTCGAAGAAGTTCCTGCGCAACGGCGACGAGAACCTGACCGGCGACGGTCGCGTTCGCGACGGATACGGCGGCAACCTCTACGTCGTCGCGCGCAACAAGGTGCAGCCTCTCATCATCGGCCCGCGCAAGGACGCCAGCGGCAACTTCCCGGTCCTGAAGGAAGAGGACGGCAAGCCCTACGGCGGTTGCTACGTCAACGTCAAGATCGACGTGAAGGCGATGAAGGCCAAGGACAAGATCCCCAATCAGGTCTACGCCAGCCTGCTGACCGTGCAGTTCGTCGCTGACGGTGAGGCATTCGGCGCGGCCCCGGGCACCGCCGAGGGCTTCGAGGAAGAAGGCGACGCGCCGGCCGCTGGCGGCAGCGCCGACGACCTGTTCTGATTTTTCGGAGGGCTGCAACGCCGCGAGGACCGCACCAGCGACCCCATGCAGAAGCCTCGGGGTCTGTGGGCCGCCCCAAAGCTGGAACCCCCTTGCGCCGGCTCTGACGAGCGCGCAGCCCTCCACCCACCATCTTTCACCCCCAAGAGGAAACCCATGAGCACCATCTTCAACGACATCCCCGCCCCCGCCCTGGTCCGCCGCGGCGGCCGTCCGGTCACCGAGCCCGACTTCGCCAAGCTGAACCCCGGCCAGAGCCTGTTCGTCAACATCGGCGAGGGCGAGACCGGCGAGAAGATCCGCGACCGCATCAAGGGTCAGATCGCACGCTGGAAGAAGGCGAACGAAGGTCGCAAGGCCGTCCAGTTCGTGATCGCCGAGCACCCGATCCCCAACGACCCTCTGGGCACCGTCGGCGTCGGCATCTGGCGCACGGCCTGATCTGAATTTGGAGGGGCGGCCGGGGCCGACCATGCTTCGCGCTGGCGGTCAAGCAGCCTAGGCCCTGCGTGCCGACCGCCCCTCCATCCAGGAGAACTCAATGAACCAGTTCCTTTACGCGCTCGGCCAAGGCGTCCGCATCGCCGTCAGCGGTGAGCAGGGTGAGGTGGTCGGCCGCGCCGAGTACACCACCGCCGAGAACAACTACTTCGTGCGCTACCGCTCGGCCGACGGCCGTGCCGTCGAGCAGTGGTGGCCTGAGAGCGCACTGCTCGCCGTCTGATCCCAATGCCCTTTTTCCTGGAGAAGCCCATGGCAACCACCAAGCAAACCGCCGCCCCCAAGAAGCCCTTCAAGGTCGGCCAGAAGGTCAACTTCAAGAGCCGCACCCGCTCGAGCACCGGCAAGGTCAACAACATCCGCACCGGCGCGACCGGTGACTGGTACGACGTTCGCTACGACGGTGACAACATCGTCAGCGTGCGCGCCTCCCAGCTCTCCGCGATCTAAAGCACTAGCGGGCTGCTGACCTCCTTTCAACCGCCATCCCCACCCGGCGCTGCGCCAACAGCGTCGGCGGTACACCGCACCTTCATCGGCCGCCTGCGACCCCGCGGGAACTGATCGTCTCAGGTGGCTTAAACCCCGGCTCAGCGGGGCAACCATCAGCCGGCATGTTGGTGAAGGGTGGGGGCCCAACTCTTTGATTGCATCGTGTCCAAACATCGTCTCGTCGCAGATACCGAGTGCTACCGCGACTACTGGTTGCTGAAGTTCAAAAGCCTCGAAACCGGCAAGTACAAAGAGTTCGAGAAGTTCGACGGCCAGCCGTTGGACATCGAGACGATTCGCTCGATCCTGAGCAACTATCAGATCATCACGTTCAACGGGAACGACTACGACATCCCGATGATCCTGCTGGCGCTGAGCGGCGCCACGAACGCGCAACTCAAGGCGGCGAGCGACTGGATCATCCAGGGCGGCAACAACCGCTGGTCGTTCTATGAGCACTACAACTTTCGTGAGCCGAAGTGGGTCGATCACGTTGACCTTATCGAAGTCGCCTTCGGTCAGGGCTCACTGAAGCTGTACGGCGGCCGGCTGCACAGCAAGCGGTTGCAAGACCTCCCCATCGAGCCTGACGCCAGCATCGCACCTGAGATGCGCCCTGTGCTGCGTGCGTACTGCGGCAACGACCTCGACACTACGGAAGACCTCGCCAAGCACCTCGCCTCGCCGCTGGAGCTGCGCGAGTCCATGAGCAAGATGTATGGCGTCGATCTGCGCAGCAAGTCAGACGCCCAGATCGCAGAGGCTGTCATCAAGAAGGAAGTTGGCGACATCCTGAAGGCCCGGGTCGAGAAGACCTACATCGCGCCCGGCACCACCTTCCGCTACACGCCGCCGAGCTTCCTGAACTTCGAGACAGAGCAGATGCGCCTGCGCCTGCTGGAGATCCGCAGCGCCGAGTTTGTCATCGACGAAAACGGCTCGCCAATCGAACCCAGGGCGCTCGAAGGCATGGTCGTCGCCATCGGCGCCGGCCGCTACCGCATGGGCATCGGCGGGCTGCACAGCAGCGAGACCAGCGTCGCGCACAAGGCGGGTGACGGCATCCTGCTCATGGACGCCGATGTGACCTCCTACTACCCCTCGATCATTCTGCTGTGCGGACTGTTCCCGAAGCATCTGACCGAGGTGTTCCTGCGGGTCTACGAGACCATCTTCGAGCGCCGGGTGAAGGCCAAGCGCGAGGGCAACAAGACCGTCAACGAAGTGCTGAAGATCGTGTTGAACGGGTCGTTCGGCAAGTTCGGCTCGCGCTGGAGCACGCTCTACTCGCCGCACTTGATGATCCAGGTCACCGTCACCGGCCAGCTCGCGCTGCTCATGCTGATCGAGCGTCTGCACCTCGCCGGCATCGAATGCGTCAGCGCGAACACGGACGGCATCGTGCTGAAGTTCCACGAGTCGCAATTGGACGACGTGCGTGCACACATTGAGCGATGGTCGAAGGACACAGGCTTCGGGATGGAGGAGACGTTCTACAAAGCCCTCTACTCGCGCGACGTGAACAACTACATCGCCGTGAAAGACAAGGGGGTCAAGGGCAAGGGCGACTACGCCGAGCCAAGCATCTCGAAGAACCCCGACCGCGCGATCATCAACGAGGCCGTGAAGCTCTACCTGGAGCACGGCACGTCCATCGGCGAGACCATCTGCAACTGCACCGACATCCGCAAGTTCGTCGTCGTGCAACAGGTCAAGGGCGGCTCGATCAAGGTCACGAAGACCAACTACGACGAAAGCCTGACCCCTGGCAAGAAGCGCGACTTCCTGCTGGCGAATGGGTGGCATGTCGTCGAGCCCGGCCCGCTGGCGAAGCTGCGCCTCGCGCCGATGGCCGACGAGCCTGGGCGCACCGTCGAGGCCGCCTACCGCGCGCACTGCGGCGAAGACGAGTTCATCTACCTCGGCAAAGTCGTTCGCTTCTACATCGGCCGCGGCGCCGAGGGTGCCCTGCACTACCGCAATCGCAACGCCAGCGGCAACCGGAACAAGGTGCCGCTGAGCGACGGCGCGGTGCCGTGCATGGATCTACCGGACGAGTTCCCGGCCGATGTTGACCACGACTACTACATCAGAGAAGCGCAGCGTGTGCTGCGCGATATTGGAGCGACCTAATGACCCAATGGACCGACCTTCAAATTGACCTGGAGACCTTCGGCCTCCCACCCAACGGCGCGATCGTCAGCATCGGCGCATGTTTCTTCTCGCTCGAAACCTGCGAGATCGGGCCAACCTTCTCGAAGAACATCAACCTCGCGACGGCCGTGCGCGACGGCGGTGTGATCGAACCGGGCACCGTGCTCTTCTGGATGCGCCAACCCGACCGCGCACGGCTGAACGCCATCAACGACAACTACGACAATCGGCAGGTGCTGCGCGAGTTTCGGGAGTTCATCAACGAGCACAGCAGCGAGAAGACCGTGCGGCCTTACGGCAACGGCGCGAGCTTCGATCTGACGCTGCTCGGCGCCAGCTACAAGCGGATCGGTGAAGAGGCTCCGTGGTATTTCGCAAACGAGCGCTGCTTCCGCACGCTGCGCAACGCCTTCCCGAGCGTCGAGTACGACCCGAACGAGAAGGGCGAGGACGCGCACACGGCGCTAGCCGACGCGATCTTCCAGGCCCGGCACCTTATGAAGATCAAGAACCGGAACAAGAGCAATGCGTGAGGCGGTCGTCGAGTCCCACTTCAAGAAGCGCGTCGAAGCCCTCGGCGGCCTCGCGCTGAAAATGACAAGTCCGGGCCGGCGTGGAGCCCCTGATCGCCTAGCCGTGATGCCTGACGGCATTCTCTGCTGGGTGGAGATGAAGGCTCCTGGCAAGACACCCGAACCGCACCAAGCCCGTGAACACCAACGCCTGCGAGATCGCGGGCACATCGTCCTGGTGCTCGACACCAAAGAACTCGTGGATCGGTACTTCGGCACCGACCGCGGCTACCTCCGACTGCACCTCGAAAGGCTCAAAGCATGAACACCAACACCGACATCTCCACCATCAAGCTCTGGTTCGAGCGCGCCGTGCCGGCGCCGACCGAAAAGAACCGCGCTGTGCAGATCGGTTGCCACTTCGAGGAGGTGGCTGAGATGTGCGATGCCCTTGCGCAAGAAGGGCTCAGCGCCGATCTCGTCCAAGTCGCAGACCTCTTCAAGAAGCACCTCGAACTCAGCAGCGACCACAAACTCATCAACCGCAAAGAACTCCTCGACGCCCTCTGCGACCAGATCGTGACAGCCGTGGGCGTGGCGCATATGTTCGGCCTGGACATCGGCGGTGCGCTGAACGAGGTCAATCGCTCGAATTGGTCGAAAATGGTCGATGGGCACCCCGTTTTTGACGCGAACGGGAAGATCGCGAAGGGGCCTAAGTACACCCCGCCGAATCTGGAGCCGTTTGTATGAGCAACATCCTGCTTACCGCTGAAGAGCGGCATCGGTTTGCGTCTTGGCTTGAGTATGAAGTTCAAACCTCGAAAGGGATCGTCGAGCAGTTGCGTAAGCTCGGGCCGACTGGTGAGTTGATGATCCACAACGAAGAACGCGAGGCGCAGGCTGCACTCATCGTTGCGCGGAAGATTCGGTCGATCCAGGATCAAACCATCGGATGATCTTCGCCCCTCGCCCCTACCAAGACCTGATTCGCGAGTTCGCCCTAAGCCATGACCGCTGCAACATCTTCGCCAGCCCGGGGATGGGCAAGACAAGCGCCACGCTGGACACCTTCGAGACCCGGAGGTTGTTCGGCGAGGTCAATCGCATGTGCGTGCTGGCGCCGAAGCGTGTGGCGTTGAAGACGTGGCCGGCTGAGATCCCGAAGTGGAAGGAGACGTTCGGTCACCTGAAGATCGCTGCAGCCATTGGCACGGCCGACCAACGCCTCGCCGCGCTGCGCAGCAACCCGGACATCCTGACGATCCACTACGACATGCTGCCGTGGCTGCTGGAGCAGTACGGCGAGCACTGGCCGTTCGACATGGTGGCGGCCGACGAGTCGACTCGCTTGAAGGGCCTGCGCGTGAGCTTGCAGACGGCCCGCAAGAAGGACGGCAGCGCCGGCAAGGAGCACATCCGCGGCCAGGGCTCCACCCGCGCGAAAGCGCTTTCGGCTATCGCGCACACAAAGGTCCGCCACTGGCTGAACCTCACCGGCTCGCCCGCGCCGAACGGACTGGTCGACCTGTGGGGTCAACAGTGGTTCGTGGACGGCGGCCGGCGCCTTGGGAACAGCTTCAGCGCGTTCACGCACCGCTGGTTCCGCAACGAGGCGCGCGACATCAAGCAGGCCGACTGGCAACCCTTGCGCTACGCCCAGGCCGAGATCGAAGCCCTCATGCGCGAGTGCTCGATCACCGTCGAGGCGAAGGACTGGTTCCCGCTGGAGAAGGTCATCGAACGCGACATCTTCATCGACTTGCCACCCAAGGCGCGCAAGCACTACCTGGAGATGGAGAAGGAGTGGTTCACCGAGTTGGAGAGCGGTGAAGAGGTGGAGGTGTTCGCTGCCAGCAGCCGGTGTCAGAAGCTGCTGCAGATCGCGAACGGCTCGATGTTCACTGACACCGTGCTCAAGACCTGGGCCGAGATCCACGACGAGAAGATCGAGGCGCTGCAGTCGCTGAAGGAGGAGACCAACGGCGAGAACCTGCTGGTGGCCTACCACTTCAAGCCCGACCTCATCCGGCTCAAGAAGGCGTTCCCACGCGCCGTGGTGCTGAGCGAAGACCCGCACGCCGAGGACAAGTGGAACGCCGGCAAGATCCCCATGCTGTTCGTCCACCCGCAGGGTGCGGCCCACGGACTGAACCTGCAGCACGGCGGGCGCATCCTGGTCGACTACACCAGCAACTACAACTTGGAGTTGGACGAGCAAGTTATCGAGCGCGTCGGCCCGACACGACAGTACCAGTCTGGCCTAAACCGCTCCGTGTTCCGCTACCGGATCATCGCCCGCGATACCGTCGAACAGCATGCCGTGCTGCCGCGCCTGCGCCAGAAGATGAGCTTGCAGGACGCATTCAAAGCTGCGATGAAAGCGAGAAAACACGGTTGACTGTTGTTTCGCATTTGCGATATTCTGCACACGTTCAGCAAACAGCAAAGGAGCGAACAATGTCTGTGAACGGAGTGGAGATCAAGGTCGGGCAGAAGTGGCGAACGAGGAACGGCAAGCTCGCTGAAGTAATCGCCGGGCCTGATTCGGGTGTGACATATATGTGGTGCGTGGAAATGCTGCCGTCCGGGCCGAAGTGGACGGCCAACGAAAACGGTGAGCAACTGCACGACACCCGAGGTCCCTGGGACCTGCAGTTCCTCGTCGAAGACCCCGACCTCACCCTGACCCAGCCCGCGGCACTCATGGTCGAGGAAATCAAGCTCACGCCGCACCCGCTGCGCCGCGCCGCCGACTGGCCCGAGGTCGCCGCGGCCGTGGACGACACTGCCGGCCTGTCGCACGAGCCCCAATTCGAGCACAGCCTCCCCGGTGCACTCCTCGGCCCCGACGAAGCGCTGAAGGACATCGGCGTCACGGAGAGCGACCCGCGCGCCCAGCAGACCGCTGACAGCCCTAAGCGTCGGGCTGTGGACGACCCGGTGGTCGCAGCCATCGAACGGCTCCAAGCGAACCAGGACGCGCAGGGGCGCACGCCGTTCATGCAGGCAGTCGAGCGCGGCGACATCGTGGAGCGCCCGACGCGAACCGGAATGTCTGAGTCCGTGTCGATCTCGGTCTCGGTCGACACGAGTGCGCTGCACGAAGAGCTGGCGCAGATCCAGGCCGCCGCGTCAGCCCTCGACCGCCAGATAGGCGGCGGGCACTACAAGCAGTTCGCCATCCAGCCGGTCGAGTTCATCCACAAGAACGGCATCGGCTTCATCGAAGGCAACTGCATCAAGTACCTCGCTCGCTGGCGCGAGAAGGGTGGCATCCAAGACTTGGAGAAGGTCAAGCACTACATCGACCTTCTGATCGAACTCGAACGCGAACGCGGAGAATCCTGAAATGCTGACCTACTTCCTAATCCTCTCGGCCGGCGTCGCTGCCGGGTTCGTTCTCTGCGGCCTGCTGGCCTCCAACCGCGAGGGTATTTCCAGCGCCGACACGAACCGCCTGGACTTTCTCGAAGACGCCGACGTGACTTCGACCGTCGTGCAGGGCTACTACGCGATCTTCCCCGTTGGTGTCGAGACCCCACTCGCGATGGGCGCCGATCTGCGCGACACCATCGACGCGGCACGATCCAAGTGGGTCGAGGAAGCGGCGCAGGAGGTGATCCGTAGCGCGGCCGAGGAGAAGGTCAATGGCTGACGAAGTTGACAAGACCGCCGAACGCGCCGAGCTTGAAGCTCCGGCGCTGATCGCGGCCAGCCGCCGCCCGGCCGGGCCGGTAGCGAACGGGTCGTGCCACTGGTGCGGTGAGCGCATCCCGGAGCCGATGCGTTTTTGCGATGCCGATTGTAGAAACTCGCACCAGGACGCTGAACGCCTGCGTGCGCTGCGCGGGCGATGAACACCCGCACGCTCTACCTATGGAAAAGCGACCCGGCAGGAGGTGAATCCGGGCGATTAACTCTGTGGCCTGGGAAAAAGCGCGAACTGACCTTGGAGTTACCGCACTACCGAACCGCTCACGCCCTGGCCGAGCGAGTCGTTGCAGCCGAGCAGGATGCCTACCGGCATGGTCGCGAAAGCCTCAAGCGAGAAGTCGAAAGGATCGTGCCGTGAGTTACCGCAGCGCCGAAGTGAGATAGGATCTAAGAAAGGTTAAGCAATGCGTACACTAAAATGCCAGACGTACTGGGCCCGAATCTATATCTCAGGCCCGATCGAATTGGCCAAACAGATCATCCGGCAAGACTGCCTGCTAAAAGGTCTGTGTGTGACGATCGAACCGACAACCTACATCTACACCGGCGGTGAAGAAGTTGGGTATGTCGTCGGTTTGAACAACTATCCGAGATTCTCGATGACGGAGCACGAGATCGACATCCGAGCTGAAGATTTGGCGTTGAAACTCCGTGACGGTACTCACCAGCACTCATGTATGGTCCAGACACCTGAACAGACCAAATGGTTCAGTCTCCGCGCTGAGAACTCATGAACGTCATATCAGTAAGCTACGGCAACGACTCGCTGGCAATGATTCAGTGGGCGCGCGAAGCAAACCTCGATCTGTTTGATCGAGTCGTCGTTGCTTATTGCGACACCGGCTGGGGCGCCCCTGGCTGGGATACCCGAGTTCGGCTTGGTGAAGAGTTCGCGCGAAGTTGCGGGTTCGAGACTGTGCGCCTGCAGAGCATGGGCATGACTGATCTGGTGCGGATAAAGAAAGGCTGGCCGGGCAACGGCCAGCAGTTCTGCACCGCGCATCTAAAGGGGGTGCCCTACTTAATGTGGCTTGACGAAGCCGACCCAGATGGCGTTTCGACAACCCTTGTCGGCAAACGCCGAGAGGAAAGCGAGGATCGCAAAGACACCCCTGAGTTCGTCGAAGCGAGCGAGTACCACGGCGGCCGGCGTGTGTGGCACCCGCTCTACCTACACACCGAAGAAGAGCGCAACGCACTGTTGGAGCGCGCCGAGATCGAACCTTTGCCAAAGCACCTGATCGGAAAGTCGTTCGATACGCACGACCGGCTCTACAAGTTGCCCCACCGCAGTATGGAGTGTAACCCCTGTGTGAACGCGAACCGCGGCGACGTACTTATGCTCGGCGCGCACGATATGGCAAAGGTCTGCGCGTTGGAAGTCGAGATCGGCAAACCTATGTTCCGCCCTAAGCGATTCAACGGGTTGGGTATATACGGAGTCGTCATGTGGGCTCGGCACGGCAAGAACCACAAAGCCGATCCGCAGGACGCACCTAAGTTCCGGTTGGACGACATCGAGATCACCTCGGAACCGGCATCCGGGTGTTCTGCCAATTTTGGCTGCGGCCTTTGACTCGCACCGGGATGCCGAGCGCCTACGTGCGCAGCGCAGCCGCGGTGCTGACCGCACCCTTTTGGCACGCATTTCGGTCAGCTTCAATCTGACCGAGCAGGCGTTCTACCTCGGCGTCTCGGCGTTCAATAAGCTGTCGACCTTCCACAAGTAGTTCGAGACTTTCGTCGAATAGGCGGCCGACGCCTTCAAGTCGATCTGCTTGATCGACGGCGGGAGCGGCGTCAGGCGCACCGGTTCGGCCACCACGGGCGGTGTAGGCGGACAGACGCTTGCGCAGCCGGTCAAGCTGAGCAGCATCATCGCGAGTGCGAGCTTCCAGGGCCAACCGCTTTTGAGTCCACACATTCTCGTTCTCCTGTTGCACTGCCGCGTGCGCGGCCTGGATCTTGCTCAACTCTTCCCGGTGCGCGGCCAGGACCTCCAGCCGTTGCCGGCGCTCGACCTCGCGCGCCTCGCGCTGACCGGCGACCTCGGTCTCCGCGGCGGCCAGCGACACCTTGAGGCTCGTCACCCGCACTTCTTGGGCGACAACGACTGTCAGGAGCCCTGCCACGGCCAGCCCGTAGGCCCACGATGGGATCAGGTCAAGCCACTTCATACAGCCACCCCAGCGCGTTCTTGGCGAGCTTGGTGCGCTCCTCCAGGTGCAATCGGGCCGGGCCGTTCACGCGGCGCGTGATCTCGTCCATGTCGCCGTCGTCAGCCAGCTCGTTGCAGCCGTGCTCGTGCCAGAACCACGCCGCGGTCAGCGCCGCGTGCTTTGGCTGCGTCACCAGGGTCGGGGCGCCCACATAGTCGTAGCCCAGCGCGTCGCCCGCGCGCTCGTAGTTCTCGCGCCAGGAAAGCTGCACCAAACCCCTGCCGTGGTACCCGGCGTACAGCTTTTGGCTGAGACCTTCTGGGTTGCGCGTGTACGGCTGGGCCTGCTCGACGGTCTTGAAGGCGCGCGGGTAGATTTTCACCAGCCGCTCGGCGCTGCGGTAGTTCAGGTTCTCCTCCGTGGCCGACAGGTAGGCCGACTCCACCGCCACGGTCGCCAGGAAGGCGGCCACCCGGCGCTCGGTGTCGAGGATGAAGAACCGCTCCATCGCGTCGTTCAGCGTGTCCGCATGCTGCAGGGCATGCTCAGGCAGCGCGGCGCAGGCGCGGGCGATCTCTTGGGGCTTGAGGCGGTTCATACGTCGATCACTTCCAGAGGCAGGTTCGGCGCCGGTCCTTCGATCGCGCCGTCACGGAAAAACACCCGGTCGTTGACAGCCACATCCCCGCGCGCCTGGGCCGTGAAGCCCCCGGGCAGCGTGATCGTGGCGACGCCGTTGGACACCGCCGAGACGGTGCCGACCTGGAGCGGGCGCTGCGGGAGGATGCCCAGCAGGCGCTTGTAGAAGTTCAGGCTCATTCGTGGGTCTCCAGCAGCACGGACTGGCGCAGCTTCGCGCTGCTGCCACCGAAGTCGACGCTGACGGCCCGGGTCAGGCCGATGCGCGCCAGCGCGCCGTCCTCGTAGCGCAGCCACTTGCCCGGCCGGATGATCCCGGTGGACTCCAGCACCGGGATCGACAGGGTGATGTGCGCCTGCCGGCCGGTGTCGCCCAACACTGCGATACCGCGCTGGCGCGCAGCCTCGGCCGCCGTGATGAGCGGGTCGGTCACCATGGGTGCCACGAGATCGCCGGCCGTACCGGTGCGCGTGACCTGACCCAAGACGCCCTGCCCCTGGCCGCTGACGAACACCCGGTTGTACTCAGGTTTCTGCTTCCACTCGGTCGCCTCGCGCTCGGCCACCGATGACGGCAGCACGATGTCGGGCGTGATGCCCGGCCAGTCCCACGGCCCGGACGGGTAGCGCAGGCGCACGGCCAGTCGGTCCTCGGTGGGGTGCGGCTGCAGGTACGCGCCGGCCGCACCGGCGATGGCGTTCAGGCCGTCGATGTAGGCGCCCTGGACGTTGAACGCGCCGGCCGGCACCAGCCAGTCGTTCAGATACCAGTCGATGTCCCAGCCCAGTGGGATGCCGTTGAAGGTGAGCACGTCGGCCATGAGCTGCTGCGCGGTGCGCTGCGTGCTGTTCGCGAACGTCATCAGCGGCGCGTAGGGGGCGGCCAGCCGCGCGCTCTTGCCGCGGCCCGAGATGCGGATTCGGTCGCTCTGAAAGCTGCGATCGCGCGCCACCGATTCGACCAGCAGGCGGTAGACGTTGCCGTTGATCGAAGCCTCGACCTCGACCGGCTGGCCGCTCACGGGCTCCACATCATCGAGCGCGGACTTGGGCAGCGTCGCGCTGAACGCCCACGTCCACGAGTCCATGTCGATGGACAAGGACAGCTGGAAGGTCGGCAACATGACGTTGCCAACGACTCGCTTCAGGTAAACGTCATTGAGCACGATGTAGACCGATTGGACCGGGACGACCACCGTGCCTTCGGGCGGCGGTGGTGGGTGATTTTCGCAAAAGAAAAGGAGGTGCGGTGTCGCGCCGAACGCACTTGCGAAAAGAAGGTGCGGGTTCGGCGTGTAGCATGGCTCGGGCGTCGGCGGGATAGGCGGCGTCTCGCGCCCCGGCCGCGGTGTCCACGCCTGCTGGTGCCGCGGCCCGAAGGTCGAGCGCACCAACATCGCCTCGCCGAAGTCGGACCCGAACAGCTTCGTCAGCATGGCGCCGTCCTGGTGGCGCAAGTCCAGCGTGCCGCGGCGATCTCGGTAGGTATCCTGGTGCCGGCCGCCGCTCGTGCCGCGCACGGGCAAGCCGTCCTGGTGCCGCGGCCGGCGATCCAGGCGTCGGTCACGCAGGCCGTCCTGGTGCTGCGCGCTGAACCGGCTCGGCAGGCGCCGGGCCTCCTGGTGCCGGCCGCTGAAGCGATTTGGCATGCGGATCGAATCGTGATGCGAGGCGCCGAACCCGACCGGTAGGCGGATCGCATCCTCGTGGAACGACGAAGTGGTGCTCGGCAGCGGCGCGGCGATCTGGTGCAGCCCGAACGCAGCGTTCTGCCGCGGCGACGCGACCTCGTGCTTCAGCGACGACTCGCCGCAAAGCGGGCGCTCGACGTTGCTGTCGTAGGTCATCTCGGCCGCCAGCGACAGGCCCGTGATGGAGACCGCGATCGTGGTCTCACTGATCGCGTCGCCGACGACTTCGGCCGTGGCGACGAGCGACATGCCTGCGATCGAGGCCGCGACCGTGATCTCGACATCTTCAACCGGCCCAGCAGTGGCACCGAAGATGAGGTCGACAGGCCCCGGCGTCGCAACCGGGGCCTGCGAAAAGATCAGGTCGGCATCTGCCATTTACGAGAAGACAGCGGAGGTCAGGCGCACAAGGCCGCCGGCCAGCAACGTCGTCGTTTCCAGCTTGAAGGGGCCGGCACCAGCCGTGTCGGTGCAGGCGCCGTCACCCCAGATCGCATCGTCGCCGTTGAAGACGCGCGCCCAGGTCACGGTGTCGTCGACCAGCACCAGACCGCTCTGCGGAACGGCCAGCACGATCTGGTTCGCGATGACACTACCTGCCGGGTCGTCGAGGACAACCGTGGCGACGTGCGTTGTCTCAGCGCCCCCACCGGCGGGTTGGGTGCCGCTGAAGAACTTGATGTAGGGCGGGCTGCTGCCGGCGTTCAGGTAGTCGAGGGACGCCTGGAGCTGGATGCCCTTGTGGTCAGCGGGAATCCAGAAGCTCACGGCATCAACTCCGGCGTCAGGTTGTCGGCGATCACGGCGCGGTAGTTCTGCTCGTAGTCGTAGGCCAGGACCGTGTACCGCTCGCTCAGGGAAAGTTGCCCGAAGGAGTACGCGCCGGTCACGGCGTCACTCCAGGTCTCGCGGATGACCCGGGCGTCTCGCTCGCGGAGCAGCCACGCCCTACGACGCAGAGGCAGATTGCTCGGGAGCGCATTTTCTTTCACCGTGCCCGTGATGGTGCCCAGGCCGTCAGCGGCAAACCCGCGCAGGAACAGCGGGTTGAACGTGCGAGAGACCCCGAGAACCGGCGCGGGCGTGTAAAGGACCGCCCGGCTGAGCGGCAGTACGCCAAAGGCAGGCACCCCGTAGCTGGTGGGGTGCGGGCCCTCCGGCGCGAAGGAGGCGCCGTGGTGATACCGGCAGTTCCCCAAGGTGTACCGCACGTCATCCACGTAGCCGACGAACGGGTTCGCACCCGCCGCGTCGCACCCGATGCGCAGCGTGGTGTTCGGGCAGTTGAAATCCAACCCACCCCAACCCTGGCTAAACGCCAGGACGCCATTCACGAACAGCCGGAATACCTGGCGCTGCTCGTAGACGGCCGCGACGTGATACCAGTTGTTTGCTGCGATCAAGCCGTTGGCCGACTGACCGCCCGCAAACGATCCGGAGATCCACACGCCGATGGCGCCCGCCGCGTCGATCCACACGCGCGGCCCCGGCACGTCGGCCGCCGTCAGGCGCTGGTCGAAGACTGTCTGAGTGCCCGAGATTGCGGTGGGGTAGATCCAGCCCTCCAGGCACAGCGGTAGCGAGTTGTTCGCCAGAGCCGGGCCGCTAACAACCACATGGTCGGTGCCCCCATTCAGGCGCAGGGACGCGCCGCCGAACATCGACTGAGTTGTTGATAGCGCGGCCCCCCCTTGAAAGGTTACGGTCGTTGGGGTCTCCGAGAGGTCGACCGTCGACGTTGCGCCGTCCGCGCCGTCAAACGGCAGCCGTAGGCCGACCTTGCGATAGAGGATGTCTGAGGGCGGGGGCATCTCACCAGGGTCCGGTCACATCGAAGAACATCGTCGTCGGCGTGGCGCTGACCACCGCCATGACCTGCCGGCCCGGGAGTGCGGCGACACCGGAAATCCGGTCCAGAGAGGCCAAGGTCCCACCCGGGATGTATTGGGGGCTGGCGTAGGCACCCCGGAAGTTGCCCCGGTAGGTGTCTGCCGCGTTGGTCTCGAAGGTAAAGACCGGGGAGACATAGATGCCGCCGTCCGCTGGATTCGGGAAAGGCGCGTGCCCCGTGTAGTTCTGTCCTGACTTCGACGCAGGAACGTACCCCTGGCTGAACGTGGCGTAGCCTCGGCCCGCGTCGATTGCGCTGCCCTGCCCCGAGTACGAACGCGCGAGGTAGCCCCCGGTCGGCGCGGCGTTGAGGCCGAACTCGAAGCTGTAGTTGTTGTTACCGGGCGCCGTCCCCCCCTCGTTCGCCAGCCCGCCAAGGATGTGGCAGGCGTAGGCGTCCGGGGACTTCACGGAGTTGATGTCCCCGAACATCGTCGTGAACGCATACCCCGTGGGATAGGTGGAGTTGTACGCGGGCATGAAATAGATCGTCCGCGTGTCCGCGACGACGATCCACTGGCGCACGCTGGCGTCAGCGCTGTTGGACTTCGCCGCGTAGAGCCCGCCCCCCACCTGAGCGGCAGTCGGGAAGGGCCCCGTGCCGGTATTCACATCACTCATGGTCTCGTAACCGACGACGCGCGCGGAGGTCGTGCCCGTGTCGTCCACACGCAAGAACAATCGCGTGCCCGTCACGTCGAGAGAGCGGTAGACCGCGAGGTTCGTTCCGCTGAAGGGTTTGTCCCAACCTGCCGCTGCGACCTTGTGAGCCGGCGTGCCGGTGGCGGCCTGGTCGGCCAGCCCAGTCGTCGCGAAGGTGTAGGTGGTGCTGGTGCGCGACAGCACGCGGTGCTGGCCGTTGATCGTGCCGCCCGACACCGATGCGCCGCTGATGTCCACCACCGAACCCACCTCGAACGGGTGGCCGGCGGATCGAGTGGCTGTGGCGACGTTGCTGGCGATCACCAGCGAGTCTAGGTTGTTCGCCCCGAAGCCGTTGATGAGCAGCGCGTCCAGCACCGCGATGAGCGCGCCGGCCGTGCCGCTGAGCGACGGGGCCCCGGTCATGCCGGAGTGGAAGACTTTGACGGTGGTATCTGCAGGCATGTTTTGTTCCGGTTACGGACGATCTACGTCCCCGCGCACAATAAGTTGGAAGCGATCATCGACCACGGTCTCCGGCCCTTGAAGGACGGTGCGGGCGATCCACAGAGGCACCTGGGCACCGATGGTGTTGAAGCGCAGCACGTTGCCGGTCGCCCAGCCCAGACCCCATCCGAGGTAGGGGATGGTGAAGTACGGCGTGCCCGTGGCCTGGTTCAGAGGTGCGCAGTCGCCGCTCGTATTTCCGGTGGCGATTACGCCCGTGTGTTCGCCGATCACGTTGAAGCTGGTGCTGTTGGTGAACACCACGGCCCAGCGCTCGGTCAGCGCACCGAGGTTGTTGACGACGATCGGGTGCAGCGCGGTGTTGAAGGTGCCCGTGGCCGGGCCGGAGCCGTTCACCACGTCGGCCCAGATGTTGTTCCAGGTCGCTTGGTCAAACGTGAGCTGCACGCGCGAACGCACATCGCCGGCCACCAGCGCGCTGGACAGGTAGCTGCCCGGCACCGGGTAGGCGTGCGTGATCTGGCGAGTGAAGCTCACGAAGCCGTTGATCTGCACGTCCGAGACCATCGCCATGTCCTCGATGCGGTGCTCCACCGTCACTGGCTGGCTGTAGCCGGTGATGTCGGTGAAGGTCACCGTACCTGCGTCGAGGTCTTCGGTGTAGCCCGAGTCGATGATGTCGCCGTCGTCGCCGATCACGCGAACGCGCGACAGGCGGGTGCGGCCACAGTTGATCGTCTGGCCGTTGCTGACCGTGGCCGGGCCGACCGTGCCGGTGTGACCCAGCACCGCGAACGCGCCAGGGCGGAAAATCGGCACCCGCCCATCTTGCGGCAGGCGCACCGGGTCGAGGCCCAGGATGTCGGCGTCGAGCGGAAGGTAGAAGTACGAGACGAAGTTGTAGCGCATCGTGTTTGGCGCCACTGGCCAGGGCTTCCAAATCTTGCCGTCCGACGTGCGAACGTCATCGGCGTCGTACCACCATTCGGCCTTTTGCTCAGCAGTCAAACCAGAGTCAAGCACGTAGTCGCCGAACTGCACCTCGACGAGCCCGCTTTCATAGTCAATCTTGCCGTGGCAATGCGAGCCGGTGATGCCGCCGTCGTTGTCGGACGTGGCGATGATCTGCTCGCCGTCTGCGCCGATAACCGACAGCACCAACGCGCTGGGCTTGACGGGCGCCAGCGACGTGTTGAAGACCATGTTGGAAGTCTCGACGGCGCGCACCGTAGTCCACATCGAGTTGATGGTGATCGACGCCGGGCTCGGGCCGACAACATAGTCGGTCATTGTGACGATCGCGCTGTAGTAGTTGATGCCGCCAGACTCAATGCCAGGGTCGACGCCATCTACGCGATCGCGATAGATCACGCCCTCGAAATCCGAATAGGTGTGTCCCATCCAAGTGAACTTCAGTGAACCCGGCACGACGTAATCGCGGCTCGTCGGGGTCAGATCAATTACGACGTTCGGTGGCACAAACTCTTCATCAGCGGCTGCAGGGGTCGGCGTGCCGGTCACATAGCGCACCGTCAAGGTCGAAGCGCCGTAGATATCTTTCTGCGAATGGGCGCCGGTATTCCCGCCTTTAGCTGTTGAGCTTCCGCCGCCACCAGCTTCAACTGAAGGCGGGGTCGGACCGCCCACCGTTGCTGTCGATTCGCTTGTGGCATTAAGCGATTCAAACGCAGACGCATTCTCATAATTGGACTGATACGACGTTTCGCTGTAGTCGCCGGTAACCTTGACCGACACTGCCTTGGAGACGTAACCGACCGTGCCCAGGGTGCCGAAGAGATTGCCCGCGCCGTCGTCAGTCACCGTGTGCGCGACCGAGACGTGCGTGCGCGACGTTTGACTGGTCAACTGCGTATAGCTAGACGAATCAGAACTCGACTGCTGGCGCGAAACCGATTGTGGCGTGCGCGTCGTTACGGTATAGCCGGGGATGGTTTTGTAGCCGCTAAACGGCGTGCCGTATCCGCTAGGTCCGCCGCCACTCCAGCCGCCCCCGCCACCGCCGCCACCGCCAGAAATGATAGGACCGCCAGCCCAAACGGACGACGGCGGCACATACCGCGACTGTTCGACCATTGCCGTGGTGTTGCTGCTGCTGCTGCTCTTGGTCGAATTGCCCATGGTCGAGCTAGCGCCCGACGACTCAGAAGTTTCCCGAGTCGTCACCCACATGATCTGAACAGTGCCGGGCACCGGCTGTTCGGCCAGGGTGAAGCCGACCGAGCCCGAGCCATCTGGGGTCAGACCAAAGTGCTCTTCTTCCTCGACAGCAACCCAGTCGTATTCGATGTTGAACACGCTGCTCGGGTCCAACATGGCGGACGGACGAATGAAGACCGCGCCGGTGTTGTAGTTGACATCGCCGGTCGCGTCGCCGGTCAACTGACCGCTGCCATTGTCAGTCGCCGTTTTTACGACTGCGCCAGATTCCCAGGTGATCGTCACAGAGCCGGGGTCAACGCCGTCGTGCTCCAGGGTGAAGCTGTATTCAGGTGGGCGGAAGCTGGTCGATCCTGCGCGGTTCGTGTAGTTCTGTTTTTCGCCCCAGTAGAAGACGACGGCAGAGCGGTCGTCGGGCAGCGAGTTGAACGTGATCGAAACGCTGCCGGTCGTGTAATTGACCGTGCCCGTGCCCGGCGAACTGCTGCCGCCGATGGTGCCGTCGCCATTGTCCAAAATCTCGTAGGTATTACCGAGTGCCCGGTAGGCGATCCGCAGCGTCCCGGGGCCGGGCAGCGGCGATAGGATCGTCACATAGCTGAAGCCCCGGTTCTCCTGGCCGATGCGAATGCGCTGCGACAGCGGCGCGCCGCCGAAGGTCACTTCACGCGGGCTCGACGCAAGCGTGATGAGATACGAACTGCTCGGCGAAACATCGACCAGGGGCGTTTCAGTGCGGCTGTTCGGCACCAATTGGGTGTAGACCGACTCGCACTTGACCTTCGCGTCACCGATCGCGACAGCATCTTCGAGCGCCACCACACCGTAGTACGTGGCGGCGTCCGCCACAACGGTATCGCGCACGATCGCGGCGCCGTTGGCCTTGGTGAAAGAGCGGCTGGCCGGGGAACCTGTGAAGTCGAACCGCAGCGCGTCGCTGATGTCCAACGTCACGACGTTGGCTTGGTAGTCCTGATCGGAGTTGTAGGTGAACGTGCGCTCTTCAACCGAGACCCGGGTGATGCGAACGTACTGCTCGAACTCAGTTCCGGTGCCCTCGTCCTCGCGCAGCAGCAGCGTGCGGCCGATGGGCGGGAGCGCCTGCGTCGTCCGCATGAACAACTGGACTGAGCGCTGACCCTCAATGTGGTTCTCGAACAGGTAGCCAGCCCACTCCGGGCCGGCGTTCAGGTACGCCTCGACGCGGCTCGATGCCTGATCGCGCGTGTCGAACGTGTCGCCGGTTGTGAACAGCGTGGCGCTGACGTTGGGGTCCTCGAACGGGACGGCCACGATGGCGTTTGCGCCCAGGTAGCGGTCGGTGTTCGTGGTACGAACGTGCGCAAACACCTTGCGCAAGCTGACCCGGCCGCCGGCCCGATCAAGCTCGCTGATGTCGTTGAAGATTTCGTTGCTGTTCGTGTCGTCGATGACGTGCGAGGACGGCGGCCCGCCACCCTCGTCTACGTCGTCCATCACGGTCGATGCGACGAGCTTGATGTCGCCCTTGAGGATGGTCATACCTGAACTTCCATCATCCGAACCGTGATCGTGTAGCGGTCAGCGGCGTCGGTGTCGTTGTAGTGGATCACTGGCGCCGGCTCGACGGCCGGCCCTTCGTGGTGCCGGAACATCACCGTCCGGGCAGTCCCGCGCAGTGTAAGGGTCAGCGTTTTGGCAGGTACTGCGGCCCAATTTCGCAGTTGCTCCAGCACACTGCGCGCCATCCAGGCGCTCATGTCGTTCTCAGGCCGCAGGGTGATCGGGCGCCCCGAGATTTTCGCGTTCACATCGACGATCAGCGCGCCTGTCACGGTGCGTTCGGCCGACTGCTCCACGGGGTCCCAGGTGAACTCGTCCTCCCAGTAGAGGTCTTCGTGCAGGTTGATCGTGGTGGTTCCGTCTGAAAGGGTGATCGCCATGTGTCAGCCTCCTGCGCGGCCGGCCGCGCCTTCGAGTTGTTGGAGAAGTGAAATCAGGGCAGCTTCGTCCTGCTGGGAGGAAACGCTGATGGAGGTCGTGCGGCCCCCGAGATTGATGTTGATAGTTCGGCTGCCTGCGGTCTGTGGGGGAGGAGGGGTTTGGCCGCCTCCGCTGCTAGCGTTCTGACCTCGCGTATTCCCCATGCCGTTTCCGAGGAAGCCGTAGCCTGAGCCTCGGCCCGAACCCGGCGCAGCTTGGCCCGCTTTCGCGCGCTCCAGTGCCTGCCGGAAGACGTTGACCCACTTCTCGTTGTCTGCGCGGCCTTCCAATGTCACAGACCCCGGCCCGCCAAGAGAGGCATTGATCTGCGAGTTTCGCAGCGCCGATTCCAAGAACGGGATTTCGTCTTCGCGGAAGTCCTCGCCGCGCGAGAGTCGATCAGCGATGGCGAAGTAGTGGCTGAAATCCATCGCCGGGCCTTGCCCGCGGATGTTCGTAGCCTGCTCCAAATTGCGACCCGAAGAATCGCGATAGTTCGGATCGTTGATGTTGTCGCTGTACTGGAAGCCGTCAAGCGTCATCGAGTCGTCGCGCTGGCGAATAGGACCACCGCCACCGCCACCGCCACCGCCACCGCCACCAACCCCGCTGGGTTTTACAGACGGCACGCTTTCACGCGCGACCTTGAGTCCCTTCAGTGCGGAGATTTCGGCCTCAATAGCCTTGATGCTCGCCGTGCTCGCTTGCGCCTCGACGAGCTTCGCCTTCTCGTTCAGCAGGCGCGCTTCGTATTCGTTCTGCTTCTCTTGCGTGAGAGTGCCGAGTTGTCGCTCTTCGGCGATCTGCTGTTCGATCAGCGCGATGTTGGCCTTGGCCTCGCTGATCTTGGCCTCCGCCGAGGCGCGAGACAGTTGTGTCGCGATCTGCTTCTGCGCAATTACAGCGCGTTCCGCAGCCGACTCGTCCCCTTTGGCGCGGGCAAGTTGCTCGGCGGCGCGAGCCTCTTCCAACTTCGCGCGGATCTCCGCGATGCGCAGATCGTTCTGCGACTTCAGCAGTCGGTTCGACGACTCCATCAAGCGAAGTTCGTCGCTGAGCGCGTCGCGAAGCAAGCCCGTGGCGCGCGCCACTGCCTCTTTAGCGGCGTTCAGGCGTTCAAGCCCGATTCGACCTTCCGCGTACTGGCGCGAAGCTGACGCCAGTTCCGCGTTCGCATCGCGCATTTTGAGCATGAACTCAGTGACGCGCGATGAGTTGTCGGCGTAGGTCGCAGCCTGCTGCTGCAACTCAAGGCGCACAGCCTGCAGGCTCTTCAACTCCTGGCTACTGACCTCGGCCTCGGCCTGGGCCTTGGCTAGCCGCTGCTCGATCTGCTTGATCTTCTCCGCGCGAGCCTTCGTCTCCTCCGCGTTGCCGGCCACGAGTTGCTTGACGCCGGCCAACTCAAGCTCGCGGATGCGAACCAGTTGGTTGCGCGACTCAGCCTCGCGCTGCGTCGCCTGGAGCGCGATCGCGTTGGCCTCGACCGAAGCCTGCAGCGCCGACGCCTCGTCGCCGCGGATCTTGGCGAGACGTTCGAGCGTATGACCCTCTTCTTCGGCCGCCCGGGCGAGCTTGCCCTTGACCTCGATGTCGGCCACTTGGCGAGCCTCGACCGACTCGATGGCAACACCGAACTGCACGAACTTCTGTTCGAGCGAGAGCGTGTTGTCGCCGAGGATCTTGGCGGCGGCGGAAGCCGCGTCGAAGTCGATGGCCTCGACGGACTTCCCGAGGTCCGAGGTCGCTGTGGCGGCGCCGGTCGTGTTCGTCAGAACCGACTCGATGGCCGTCGAGTAGTTCGTTGTCGCTTCGGTCGCCTGCGCAGTCGCGGCAGCGTAGGGTTCCGCCCCCTCGCCCGCTTCGAGCCAGAATTGCTTGATCTTCGACAACCGCTCGCCCGACTGCAGCAGTAGGTTGTTCAGTTCCGTCAGTGGGTTCGTCAGCGTCGCGATTGACCCGAGCAAGATGCCCGCGCCGCGAGCAACGACGCTGAAGACTTCAACGATGCCGTTGAGAGCGACCGCAACAACACCAACTACCGTAGCAAGCGCCCGCAGCGCCCCGTTCAAAACATTGATCGCGCCTGCATCTCCGATGGCCTGCGCCGAGGAGGTGAAGGCGTTCTTGAACTGGTTCCACGAAGCCGCGAGGCCGGTTGTTTCCCCTTGCAGTTCTTGCAGACCGCGTGTGAACGCCGGGAAGAAATCTCGGGACGCCAAGCGACCCGACTCGACCAACTTAATCAGTTCCGCGTCAGTGATTCCCAAACCCTTAGCCGTAAGGGTTAGTGCGCCTGGTAGGGAATCTCCCAATTGTTGGCGGAGTTCTTCCATGCTAACGACACCCTTGGAGGCAATTTGCCCAAGTGCGTCAAGCGCGAGTTGAACCCGCTCAGAAGACAAGCCCAGGGTTGCGCCAGCGCGCGTAACCGCTGCAAACAGCGCATTCGTTTGCTCAAGCGGAATGTTCGATGCTTTAGTCGCGGCGCTGAATCGAACGAACGACTCCGTGATCCCCGACATCGAAATGCCGCTTTGGTTTGCGGCTTTCTGCAAGAAGTCGAATTGACGAGCCGCAAGACCCGAGTCTTTGTAGAGCGCCGTCAGCGCACGCCGAACCGTCTCCGTTTGGATGTTGACCGCGATGAACTCACGGCCCATCTCCTTGACCTTCTCGACCAGTGCCCCGATCGCATCCGCGATCAGGTTACCCACGGCGATCTGGCCCATCGAGTTCTTGAAGAGGTTCGCGGCTTTGTCGGCCACGGTGAGCTGGCCGCTCAACTCACGCACCTCGCGCTGCAACTCGTTGATGCGCGCTGTGCCGCGACCCATCGCTTCGGCCAGCGCCGAGCCCGTGAGCCCTGACTGCTGCGCGACGAGCTGCATCGAGCGGCGAACCTGCTCGATCTCGGTGTTCACGTCCTGCACGTTGCGGATGCCGATGCTGCCGAAGGCGTCGGCCAGGGCCTGTGCGGACTGGCGCGCGGCGGCCTCAGTCTTCTGGGCGTTCTCGCGCGCCAGCGCGGCGATGCGGTCGTAGGCCGCCTTCTTCAGCGCGACGATGCGATCTGAGGCGGCTTCCTCGGCGGCGTACTGCTGCTTCAGCAGCGCGATGTCGTCGGCGGTCTGCTTGTCGGCGCGCTGGCGCTGGAGGTCGGCCGTGCGCTCGCGGATCTCGTTCTTGCGGTTCTCGACGGCGAGCGTGCGCTGCAGGATCTCTTCCTGAGCGCGGTCGACATCGGCCTCGGCCGCGACGCGACGGCGCGCAGACTCTTCGGCGGCGGCGGCCTGGGCACGCGCCGAGGCGGCGAGGCGGTCCTTGGCTTCTGCAGCCTCCTTGTCGATGGTGGTAGCCTGTCGGCTGAGATCGATCTGCTGCTGCGCCGCCCGACCGGCTTCATTCAGCGCCTGCGCGAGCCTGACCTGGGATGCCGTGACGTTCTGGCTACTCAGACCCAGCGCGTCGAGTTCGTCACCGAGCTTCTTCAGCTCGGCCTGCTGCCCGGCCAGGGCGCGCTGGTTGCGCTCCGCTGCGTCGGCCGACTGCTCGGACGCACGGGCTGCGCGGCGCTCGTTCGCCTCCGCATCACCGAGTTCCTTGTTCGCAGCCTTCCGAGCCTCGTTCAGTTCACGAACCTGGGCCGTTTGAGCCGCCTGGGCCTGCTGGCTGTCGCGAACCGACTGCTTGTACTCGTCGGTGGACTTTGCTGCGGCTTCGGTGGTTTGGCGCAGCGTGCGCAGATCAGCGGTCAGCTTGTCCAGGTTGCTGCGCGCGTCCAGCCACGCCTTCGTGGCAGCCTCTTGCCGCGCACGCGCCTCGTCGGTCGAGCCCTGGAGCTGGTCGTACTTGGTCTTCAGCTCCGCGGCCTTGGCCGCCGCTTGATCCTGCGCCTGCGCGGCCTCGGTGACCTTGGCGGCCAGGGTCTCGAACGAGCGCAGCGCGTCCGCCTGCGAGCCGAGTTGCCCGATCTCGGCGGCCAGCTTCTCGAACTCCGGCGCCGCGTCGCCAGCCTCTTTGGCGAGCGAAAGCACGCTCGCCTGGAGCTTCTTGATGTCCTCTGCCCCCAGCGTCTCCACGCTGAGGGTCATCTTCACGTCGCGATTGTTCGTTGCCATCGTGGACCCTGAAATGAAAAACCCGCCAAGCCTCGGGAGGACATGGCGGGTTCGGGTAGCGGGCCTTCAGTCCCGCCCGGCCAAGCAGCTCTCGATCAGGACACCGAGGTCATCTGCACCACAGTTGCGGGCTCGGTGAAGCCGGTCGGGGTCTTCATGCGACCGGGCAACGAGATGCTGGCGAAGTCGTCTTGCAGGAAGTCGAATGCCGAGTCAGCAGCGATCACAGCCTCGTGGACCGTCACAATGTACGGCAGGTTGTCCGCGAAGTTCTTGCCGACCAGCTTGAAGCGAGCGCGCAGTTGCGCGTCGGTCATGGCCTTGATCTCCGAGCCGGTGGCCGACTTGTAGGTGCCCGACACCTCGATCACTTCGCCGTTGGTCACCAGCGAGGAGCCGGTCAGCACCTTGATCCAGCCCAGGTCCTTGTCGGTGATGAAGTCGACGCCCTCAACCAGCGCGGTGTCCGACGCATCCTTGGCCGTGATCGTGGTGAACCACGCCTTCGACAGCGCGTACCACGTGTCTTTGGCGGCGATCGTGACCGCCTCGTCGGTGATGGTGCCCGACGCCTGCGACACAGCGGCCGTGGTGCCCAGCAGCGCGATCGCCAACGATTCCTTGTTCACTTCGGGCAGATCCACCGTCAGATCGGCGGGCTGCGGAATGGCCGCAGTCTCGATCACCTGACCGTAAGTGTTGCGACCCTTCGAGGTCATTTCCTTCAACTCGACGTTCGGTTTGATCTCGAACTTCGAGCACTCGTAAGGGCCTTGGTAGGCGCCGAAGACGCCGTTCACCATGCGGGCGATGTAGAGGTCGCCGGAACCGAGGAAGCCGCGTGCAGACATTGTGTTTCTCCAGAGAGTTGCCGGCTCAGCGGCAGACAGCAGATTTCAGGGTTGGAGTGTGCCGCCCGCAATCTGCTTGAGCCTGCGGCACGATTTCGGTCAAGGGTTTGAGAGGTCTTCGGCGAAGCTCACTCGGATCATCACGCGCGCCTGGACAAACGCAGCGCCGTCGGGGCGCGGGCCGATGTCTTTTCCGAGGTAGCTCACTGCGAAGACCTTGTTCCCCCAGGTGCGATCGCCACCTTTGAATACCGCGCGCTTGATGTCGCGAATCATCTTGTGGGCCTGCACGTTGGGGTTGTTCGGGTCGCACTTGTCGTAGGCGTCGATGACGTAATCCTGCGACACCTTGACCTGGGCGGTGCGGGTGCGCCCGGCCTCGTCGTCCACCTCGTCAGCGCCTTCGACGATCTGGATGCACGGAGGCTCGTCGTCGGCCGGCACCTTGCGGCGGCCCTCCTGCACCTCGCGGCCGATGTCGGTCTCGCAATCGTTCGCCAGGAGGATGGTCGCCATGCGCGCGGCGAGTTCGGCCGCGACTTCGGCGCTCTTGGTGTATGTGGTCACTCGAATGCCTCGTCGAAATACTCTTCCGCAGCGCGAACGATCGCGGCCTGTAGGTTCTCTTCGATCTCGTCGCGAACCAGCGGGATCGTGGTACGGAAGAGTTGGTAGACGGCTGGGCCCAGCAGGCGACGGATCTTCTGCCGGCCGACCTTGCGACCTTGGCGATCCGTCGTTTCTTTCTTGCTACCGCTGCGGCCGCCACGCCCGACGAACAGCGTCGGGTTGCCCTCGGTGTCCACCTTGCCGGGGATCATGAAAGCGTCTGGGCGCGTCTTGCGCGCGCCTCTCACAACCTCTACCGACGCGCCGTCTGGCTTCTCATCGCTCTTGCGAGGCGTGTATTGGTGTAGGGGGTACGGGCCTATGCCCATACCTTCGATTGGGTCAGGCCAGCGCACGCGCTTGGTCAACGGCATCGCCCCGTAGTGGCCTAGGCCAGTCTCGAAGCCTTTCTTGCGGGCCGCGACGATCTCGAAGACCGGGTTCGTCTTCGTCGCAGGGCGCGTGTCCATTTTGCGACGGACGTAACCCTCTCGGAGATTCACACCGCGGAGGATGGCTTTTTGGCTCAGCTCGTAGGCATCTTTGCCGACCCGGTTCAACTCGACGACCATCGTGGCGCCGAGTTCTTCCGGGGAGAGCTTGGTCAGGTCGAGCCCAAACTTCTCCAGGTCGCGCAGTGCGAACTCGATCCGCACATCACACCTTCACCACGATGAAGCGCGCGTAGGCGCCCGAGTCGTCGACCTTCACGTCGAGCACGAAATCATCAGCGCCGATGGTCAGGGTGTCGCCCTTCTTCGGATTCAGCAAGCTGTCGATGGTCGCGATGTCGCGCGTGTAGACGGCATTGCGCGTGTCGCGCGCCGTCTCGTATTCCGTGTCAAGTCCTGCCAACTGGACGCCTCGTTCGACGGCCACTTGGCAAGGCTCGGAGCCTCGCAACAGAGCGCTCTCCCCGTGAAGGGAGAGCGCGTCTGCTACTGCTTGACGAAAGTGGTCAAGCATCCGGCGATCAGCTTTCGGCCACGGAGACCTTGAACACTGCTTCAGGCAGGGTGTTCAGGGCGATCGGGTTCGACTGCGATTCCAGGTGGACGCCAGTGTTGTTCTGGTTGGCGTACTGCTTGGCGTAGTACGGAGCGCCGTTGGTGTTCACGGTCTCCATGTAGTTCGCCGGGCAGAAGGCCATCTGGAACATATTGGGCACACCCTCGGGGAAGGCGTAGCCAAAGCCGTCGGCGATCAGCGGGGTGTTACCAACCGAACCTTCCAGCACGCTGTAGACCACACCGGCAAACTCGAAGTCGGTGGTGCTCTGGTCGGTGCGAGCGAAGGCGTTCTCCTGGTAGCGTTCCCAGGCGGCCTTCATCTTGTCGTGCGCCACCAGCTTGTCGAAGAAGCCTTCGGAGCACAGCACGCGCACGCGGCTGAACATGCGGCCACCCAGCTTGCCGCGCATGGCCCGCTTCATCGCGATCGAGTTGGCCTTCGGATCGGCCGCCGAGTTGGCGGTGGCGATGTTGAAGAACTTCGTCTCTTGCGAGAAGCCGAACAGGGTGTACATATTCTGGAGGACGGTGGTGCCGTCGGCATCCAGCACTTCGCCCTTCAGAGCGCCCAAACGCTGCCATTCCAGCGTCAGGTCGATGTTGCCCTTCATGATACCAAGGCGGTCGTTGACCACCGTCTGCATCGACTGCACTTCGGTCTCGCTGCCGAAGGCGCGCACGCCGTACACCACGTCAGCCGGGATGAAATCCTGCTGCGGCAGATGCACGCCGGCCACCGGGATCAGCTTGCGATCCTTGGTCTGGATCGTGCTGCCGGGCGAGTGACGCGGCTGCGCCGGCACCAGATTCAGCTTCGAGCCGGTACGCTCGATCATCATGGTTGGCGTGTTGATGCCGTACTCGCGGAACAGACCCATGTCGCCGAGCATGGTCGGCACGCGGGGCAGATCCACGATGGTCTGCGTCAGTTGCGACAACGAGAACGCATTGTCGTTGAAGATGTCAAAGGTTGCCATGTTTCAATGCTCCTGAGTCGTTATGGCTAGGCTCAGAGAGCCGGGGTGTCGATGGTCAGAGAACCCGAGATGCCGCGCACGCGAATGCCCAGCTTCAACAGGTCCGCTTCACCAGCCGCATCCAGGCCGGTCAGCTCGAAGCGGTTCACTTCGGCGTCGGCATTGATGATGACCTTCTTGACATCGCCGGTGATAGCGTCGGTGCCCTCGTACAGCACCGCTTCGGCCGGGCCGGCAGCGCCAGCGGCTTGGTAGGGGACGTACTTCAAGGTGCCGGCCGCAGCCACCGTGATGGTGAACGAGTCGCCAGCCACTGCGGGGGTGCCACCAGCCGTCACGGTGAAGCCCAGGCCGCCGCCGCTGAACGCGGAGCCGGTGGTGCCAACGCCCAAGACCACACCGTTCGGGCCTTCGACCTCGAACTTGGTAGCGGCGACGAACACACCGCGGTAGACGCCGGGCACACCAGCGACGCCGACAGTGACGGTGCCGCAGGTGAAGTTGCCGGTGTTACCAGCGGTCGCGGCGTAGGTGCCCGCGCCCGTGTCGGCTTTCGACAGCAGCGTGCCGGATTTGATGGCGGTGCCCGCCACCGTCACGATGCCAACATCGCGACTGCGCGTATTCGACGCTTCGCTCAGAAGGAACGGACGGACGCGCGGGCCGTTGTCGTAAAGATGTCCTGCAACGGGCATGATGACTCCTTGTTAACGTGCAGTTTGCTTGCGGTGGGAATCCCAGATCGACTTCGAGTTGACCGGGGGATTCCCGCTGGAGCCGGTCGTCGAACTCAGTTGCATCGTCGAGTCTTTCGACAGTGCGGTGCTATCGGTGTCCTGGTCGGCATCGGCCATGGCCTGCACCAGAGACGCGCGGAAATCCTTCAGGCTCGTGCCCGCCTTGATGGCGGCAGTGGCCTTCTCGACGCCGACGCCGGCCACGACAGCCAATGCCTTGATCTCGCGGGCTTCCTTGATGCGGCTGCGCACGTCGTCAAGACCCAGGCCGGTCACGGCCCACACCGCGGCGAAGTCGCCCATGTCGGCGGCCTTGGCGAGCGCTTCGATCTGCTCAGCCTCGGGGGCCACAACGGCATCCTCGACCACAGGATCTGCAGCAGGCGCATCTTCGACGCTGGCCTTCGGCTTCATGGCGGCCATGTAGGCGACCTTCACGCCCTCCGGCAGATCGGCGCGGTCCAGGTCGAACTTGGCGTTGACCTTGATGTCGTCGACCACTTCCGTCGCGAAGCCCTTTTCCAGCGCCTCGTCAGCGGTCATCCAGGTATCCGTGGCGAGCATGGTCTTCAGCTCGTCTTCGGCGAGGCCAGTCTTGCTCGCGTAGGTCTGCAGCAGCGAGCCGCCGATCTTGTCCAGGGTCGCGGCAGTCTCGCGCAGCTCATCGGCATTGCCCATGGCGAACGACCAAGGGTTGTGGATCATCATGAAGCTGTTCTTCGGCATGACGATCTTGTCGCCGGCCATCGCGATCAGCGAGGCGGCGCTGGCCGCCATGCCCATCACCTTCACGACGATCTCTTTGCCACTGGCGCGCAGTGCGTTGTAGATCGCGAGGCCCGCGAACACGTCGCCGCCGGGCGAATTGATCTCGACGTTCAACACCTTGGCCTTCACGCCACGGAGTTGATCGACGAAATCCTTCGCCTGAACGCCCCAGAAGCCAATCTCGTCGTAGATGTCGAGAGTGGCTTCGGTGTCGCTGGCAACGTTGAAGATGTAGCAGGGGCGCATTTGCGATCCTTAGAATTCAGGCGGCAATGTATGCCGAGGGTTTGTCAAGTGCCTGCGGCACGATTTCGCCCATCAGAAACGTCCGGGGCGCGGACCCCCGTCGTCGTCATCGCGAAATCGGCTCGGGCGGTATTCCTGGCGCGACGGCGCGGTTCCGAAGATCAGCGACAGTTTGTCGAGAGCTTTGTCCACCAAACCTTCCATCGTGCGTTCGATCAGGCGCGCACCGACATACGAGGCCCCGATCACGGCCGCCGCTTCGAGGAAGTCGGGCACGTCGAAGTATTCGCAGATCAGGAAGAAGAACAGGCCGGTGAGCCACGATCCGAAGAGGTTCGCAGCGACGAACAGCCATAGCTTCGGCAAGTGGTGCCCGTCCTCAGAGCCCTCGTTCAACTCGGTGCCGATACGGTTCAGCAGCGCCGTGAGCCCGGCAACCGTGGACAGCACGACGACCATCATCCAGGCGGTAAAACCCACGCCCTCGAAGGTGGAGCCAAACGTCGAAGCCGCCGCAAAGGTCAGCGTCGGCCAAAGAATCGCGAGAAAAACGTAGACAGCGCGGAGTAGGTTTAGTGCGCTCATCTGGGGTATCCCTTCATCCGGTCGCGTATGTCCATAACAGCGACCATGAAAGCTGCCATAGCAACGAGCCCGTAGTAGGCAAGCGTCTCTGCAGCACCTTGGGTTTTCACGATCACGAAGATCATGCTCAAGCACCCGAGGCTAATGAGCATGTAGATCGTGTGCCGATACCGCAGCGCGCACTCCAAGACGTAGCGCGCGGGTAGCAAGTCGTTGATTACTGTGTCAAGCAACGCCCAGACACCGACGAAGATCAGTGCTGAGAGGGTGATGTCACCAAAGACACCGGTTGCGTGAATCGCCTGGGCCAGAGGGCTTTCGGGTGCGAGGAGGAGCAGCCCGCACGCCACCAGGGCGTTCACGGCAACGAGGAGTCGGGTCATCCATTTACGCTTCTGGCTCATCGCATTCACCTCATGAATGAGTCCCCGAGCGCCCTGTTGATTGAACTGGGCGCGATTCTCGGGACGACTCAGATTCTTTGCCTGCGCCACGATTTCTTACAGAACCGTCAGCAGCAGGAACTCATCGTCGTCATTGTCCCGCCGACGCTTGCGCCGGCCCGCGCGCCCGCCTGAAAACTGCGTTGGCGGCTCGGGTTCTTGGCCCAGCACGAAGCCCTGCAGCGCCATGTGCAGGGGGTCGAATCCAACCCCCTGCAAGGCGATCGAGAGCGGGTCCAGTTCCATCACACACGTTCGACGGTGACCGTATCGCCGACCTTGGTGACCGTCTGTTCGACAGCGCCGGCCTGCCGCGCGGTAGGCGACACCACCAGGGGTGTGCCCGGCAGCAGGCCGTGGATGCGCGCCAGATCCATCAGGCGCGCCAGTTCAGTCGCCAGCTCTGCACGCACCGCATCCGCGATGCTGTCAGCCGTCGGCCCGCTACCGCCCACCGCGGTCGTCACGAATGCGGCGCTGGTCTTGCGCTCGACGTAGACCCCGGCCACCGGTTCGATGGTCCCGTTCAGATTGCCGACGATGGTGTAGTTACCCGGTGTCGGGAAACTCAGCGTCCAGCCATTGACCAGATCGCATTGGTAGAAATAGGCCCCTCCACCGAGATCCAACGCCTTCCAGGTGTGCGTAACCGGATATACCGCCGCAACTTCGCTGTCTTCCCAGTCACGCAGAGAGGCGTGGAACGCAGGCAAGTCTGTGATCGAGTCGTCGGACTCGATCATGAGGTTCGCGGTGTCGAACGTCAGGGCCATGGTGCCTCTCGATCAGGCGTCCGCGTTTCGCACGGCCGTCCCGCTGCCGCCCACCTCGGTCACCGACAGCGTGCTCTCAAAGGGCACGATCGGCGAGCCGCCGCCGTTGCGCACACGGTAGCGGCAAGTGAAGTTGCTGCTGAATTGGAAGCTCGCGCTGCTGATCGTCGTTCCGCTCGCCACCGCGTCGATGTACGGGACGAACGCCGACACCGAACTGTAGCCGCCGCCTGGAACCGCGGGACTCAACCCAGTGAGGTCGCTCCCGCTCTTGCCCGAGTAGGTGTGGCGGTTGCCGGCAATGCGGATCACGCCGCTGCTCGGCGTGTCAGTCTTCAGGGACGGGACCGTCACGGTGGTAGCGGCGGCTGAGGCACTGACCGTGTACTCGCTGGTCAAGATTCCACCGCTGCCGTCGTCCCGCGCGACCAGCACGTAGTCACCACTCACCACACCAGCGATCTGAACTTGCACCGAAGTAGGCGGGCTTTGCAGCGTACCGTCATGGGCGATCAGCTGGTAGTTCTTCAAGTCAGCTGCCATCACACCGGTGATGAACCAACCCTGAGCCAGGAAGAACTTGCCACCGGCAAAGTTGCCCATCGGAGTTGCAGCGTTCTCGCTGTAGGCCGCATTGAGCTTGCGGTAGCGCCAACCAGGTACGCCAGCAACGGTGGCCGTACTGGCTTCACTACAGGCCCACATCAGGGCCTGGTAAGCCTGAGTCAGTGTGGTGGTGCCGTTGAGAGTGATCGTGCCCTTGTAGAGCTTCGAACCATTCCCGTTACCCAGGTCCTGGTTCGTATCACCCGTGGCCACACCGATCGTGTTCCAGATCGTCTCAGCAGCACCAGCGGAGAGAACGATGTTCCCGTCAACCGCGGTACTGATAGCAGCCACCTGCTCACCGCCCGCTGCCAAGTTGGCATCAAAGTGGGAGTAGGTCTGTCCGTACTTGCGGCTGAACACCACGATATTGCCGCTGTCGATCAGTGCACCACCAGCCTTGGCTTTCACCAAAATCTGGAAGTTGGCGATGTCGCTGTCCGTCCAGTATTTGGTGATCTTGGCGTTGGCCTGCGTGATGTAGATCGGGCTGTTGGCGACGTTCGTCCCCAGCACCTTCAGGCCGGTGTACAGCGCATCCCCAGCGCCCTGCTCTACCGACCCGAATTTGAACCACTGCGACGTGGCGTCGTTCAGGTTCATCGCCGGCAGCAGCGTCAGCGCCATGGGGCGCGCGACGTTGCGCTTACCCGCCAGCTCCGAGGGGTTGGCCCCCAGGATGCTCACCAGGTCGTCGCCGCTGGATGCTGCATCGTCTGCAAGATCCTGCAACCAGGCGTGCAACTCCAGCGTCGTGTACCGGCTGTGCGTGCCGGGCACGAAGGCCGTGGCCTGACGGATGTTGCCCGACCCGTCGATGGAGAAATCCGTGTTGATACTCATGGCTTAGTCCGGGATCTGAGAGACGTAGATGGATGCGCTGCCCACAGTGGCTGTGGTCAGTGTTTCGTAGGGGACATAGAAGGGCGCCGCAGTCCCCTTGCGCACCTTGATGCGCAGGTCGTTGGCCGCATTGCCCGGGGCATAGGCCGGCACGCTGAAGACCTCGCTCGCGGCGTCAGCCACGCGGTACTCCACCAGAGCACCAGCCTGCGTCTCGACACGGATGGCCGAACCCACAACCAGGTTGGTCAGCGTGAGGGTGAAGGTGCCGATGGGGTCCGTGGGGAGCCGCAGGCGGCCGGTCGGGGCCCCTGCATTCGGCCCGATACCCGCCGCCGCGATGCTGTAAACAGCCGGCTGCGCAACGGGGTAGAAACCCCAGTGCGAACTCATGCGACCCCCAGCTCGGGGTCGATGTAGACCGACTCGGACTGCCCCGAGCGCGGCGCCCCGTAGAACGTCAGCTTGGCCGCGACCTCGCTACCGCTCAGGACCGGGCCGCTGGTGGTCAGCGAGAACTCGCGCGCCTCAAATGTCGGGTGCCCCGCAGCGCCATCCCACACCGCAGCACTGGATGCCGGCACCGCACGGATCGACTCGGACACCATCGCTCCGGTGGACGAGTTGACGTAGCTGATGACGGCGTGCATGTCGCCCGGGGTCAGCGAGGCCATGAACGCGCTGCGCATGAACAGCCGGATCTTGACCGTCTTGACGCCCGAGGCGCCCAGGTAGGTGGCGCGCAGGATCGGCGGCGAAAAGCCCACGGTGCGGCGCACCACGCCTGCCGTGTTGAGCCAGGCCGAGCGCAGCGACCACTTCGTTCCGTCCGCCTGCGTGGCGGCGTAGGTCGGCTGGGCGGGGCTGGCCTCCGGGTTGAACTCCGAAACCCCGGTGATGTTCTCGTGGCGGAACGGGCCGCCGTTGCGCGGGTTGTGCAGCGTCAGCGCGCTGGTGTCGATCTGCAGCCAGCCGGTGGTGCCGTAGGCATAGCCGGTATAGGCCGAGTTGAACGTGATGCCATCGAAATCGCGTGCGATGACGCGGTACTTGAGCGGGGGATTGGCGGCCGCGTTCGTCAGCGCGAACTTGTCTCCACCTGCGGACCAGCCGGAGATTCGGCACTGCTCGAAGCTGAAGATCGTGTCGATAGGGTTGGTGCTGGCGACAGTGGAAAAGTCGATCAGCGACTGCGCCGTGGCGCCAGACACGTTGCACTCGAAGGAGCAGCCGACGAACGAGAAACTGCGCATGTGGGTATTGCTGACCGCGCCCGTAATCCGCAGCGGGATAGTGTCGGCAAGCGGGTTGACGCGCCGGAATGTGCAGTCCACAAAGTGCGCGGTGCCCATATCGAAAGTTCCGCCACCCGTGCCGACGGTATTGCTGACAAGCTGCAGCGAGTTGCTGCCGGTGCTCGCGTCTGCGTAAAGAGCGCCCGCGACACGAAAGTTCTGCCAACGGGTTGAACTGGCTTCAGCGACTCGCGCTTTTCCGCCAGACACGGTGCTTATCAGGTTGAACACCAGCGCGTGTTTGCGCAGCGCCACCAGCGACGACTCGTAGGCCGAAACATCGCCGCCGGAGCTGTAGGTGACGCTCCATAGCCAGCCTTCTGATGCTGATGTCTGCGTCAGATTTAACGTCACCGTGCCCGTCGCCGGGTCGCCCGTCCACTTGGTGTTGGTGTCGATGACAAGGTGGATCGGCCACAACTCTGAGCGCCGCAGGTCAAGCTGGGTGGCCGAGTAGGTAATCACCGGGTCGTCGCCAGAGCGCACCCAGGTTGTGTCGGCCTGCGTCGGCGTTGCGGTCCACACCATCGGCTTCTTGTGCAGAAGCCCATAGGTCCAGGCAGCGATGCTGCTGCTGACCCCGATGGCCGCCGAGTTGACGAGCCATCCCCAGCACCCGCCCGTGCCACCGATGAACTGCGTCAGCGTGGCCGCAGGGCTCAGGGTCTGCGCGAT